CTTTGCGAAGGGAATCGTGATCTGCTGAATCGGTCCACGCAGGAGGTTCATCAGGTAGGCGATCTCATTAGGGCGGTTGATAACCGGAGTTCCAGAGAGTCCGACGATCTTGCAGTCGACTGCGGTATAGATTGCGTCGTAGAGACGACGTGCGATGTCTGACGAGTTGACGATGCGAGAAATCAAGTTGTGGACCTCATCGATGATGACCACACAGTTGTCAAAGGGGTTCTCGCCTTCGGGAACATACTTGTCAATGTTCTTACTGGACAGACCGTTGTAGTTGATAAAATTGAAGCGTTGCGAAATGATGTCCTCGATCTGTGCCTTGATGATATCCTGTGCTGTCTTTGGCAGATCCTTGTAGTTCGGAGTCTCGCCAGGAATCGTCACGAAGAACTTGCCTGTTCGGTCAAGGAATCCCTCGGAGATCGAGAGGGCTTTCGCATCTGCCCTTGACTGATCGTTCAGTGTTCGCTCTCGCCAGTGCTGCTCGAATGAATAGATCGGATCTCCGCACTTACGAAGCTCGGACCGGTAGTTCTGCTGCAAGGACGCGGGTGTCAGAACCCATACCTTCTTGTAGCTCATCAGCGACTCAGCCACTGCAATGGATGTGCACGTCTTACCCGATCCTAGCCCGTGATACAACAGGATGCCGCGATACGGTGTCTCAATCATCAAGTAATCCCGAATCAGCTTCTGATAGGGAAACATCTCGCGTGCATTCGACTGCTTCGCACAGAGATCAACATCCTTGTCTTCGTCGTCAAGAGGGTCGCGGTCTTCCTTGCGGTATTTCAAAAAGATGCGAGTAATGTAGTCCGCGAACGCCTTTCGGTTCGGGAGGACGAAGCTCATTATCTTGTGCTGCGTTGAAATTATCGGGGAGGATAACAAGATGTCTGAAACAAAGCAGGTGACGTTCGATGGGAAGCAGGCCTCATTAACAGTGACGGGTAGCAACTGGACAATTACTGGAGAGGGTGTCAATGAGTCCGGTGATAGCTTCTTCACTCTCGCTGCCCTGGTGGAGAGTAAGAAACTCGTGATACCCCGCGGTCTGTTCGCAGGTCGCCGTCGTAAGTCCCGTTCCCGCAAAACTCGTCGCTACCGTAAGTAATGGAGCCACTCACACGCAAAAATCATCGCATCTGGATGGTGTCCATCTATCTGTTTCTGATGGCTGCTTTCCTCTACCTGAAACCGTCCGTCGCCTTTGGGCGTGAAGGGCGGATCCGTCCGTTCGGAACTGAGGATCGCGAAGCCACCGTGTTTCCGGTGTGGTGGTGGGTCTTTGTGTTGAGCGTGGTTGCATACTGCCTCACGGTTTACTTCGCACGTTTTAGGTTTGCTTAATACAATGAGTTGTCCATACAAAAACATCTTTGGGGCACCGGGGACGGGTGCACATTCTTATCGGTTTATGGGGTTCGCGATTGCAGACACAGTGTTGACTCTTATGTTGGCAGTCTACACCGCGTGGGAGTTTGGTGGGAATGTGTTTCTTCACTTTCTCTTCTGGATTGTCATTGCCGAAGTGTTCCATTATGCGTTCGGAACACAAACAGCTGGTCTAACTATGTTAGGCATCACAGCTTGTCCTCATACGTCTTAACAATGTTTTCAAGCACCTCGACCATTGACTCACGCTCCACATGATGAGGGCGAATATACGCACGGCATTCGGCAAACGTCTTCCATCCAATCGCAGAAATCTCACGCCGCTGCATGTAGGTCATCTTCTGATGTACATTCACCAGGTCGGGACTTGACAGCAACGCCACAAAGTAGACATGCCTGTATCGAATTCCGTTGAGACCTGTGAACGTCTCTTCGAGCAGCACACCTTTCATGACCGTATAGGCTTCGCGAGGGATATTCGTCTCCTCTCCGAACTCACGAATCGCACACTCAACGTCAGACTCGCACCGAACACGCCGTCCTTTCGGAAAGCCCCACTCTGGTTCCTTGAACGTGGACATATAGGTTCTCATCAACTGCTCACGGTCAACCGTTGCGAACCGTTCCTTTGATAGGAGATACTCTGGCGACGAATGATCGTCTCCCCACAGCTGCTTCCACAATGTGTCAAACGATTCGCATACAACCATCGTCTGCTCTTGCAGGGTCATGTTCGTGAACAAGACGCCAAGATACTCTGTGTCCGCAGGGTCATACTTGCCACGCATGAACTCCGCAAAGCTCAGACTATCCTTGCGTCGGATCATCAAGACTTTGACAGTCTCGGGGTCAGACGGCAACGAAGGGCAGTCAACTAAGGCAATTCCGCATGAAAGGACTGGGTCTTGGCAGAATTTGAACATGTGACCTTTTTCTCCGCAATTATTGCAGAACATTGGTGTTTGATTTCGTATCGGTAGTGAAGTTCGTTTTTCCATTGTTACTTTGAATACCTTTCCCTTGTAAAGCATAAATATGGGCGGCTTCGTCTCAAAACCTCCTCCGCCTGCTTATATGCTCGCCCCTCCGCCGGCAGCCCCTAGGAGCTCGTCGTTTATGACGATTGTAGGTGCGTTAGCTGCGATTGGTCTTCTGATCACAATCATTTACATTGGAAGCTATTGGTCGTGGGGTTCGGGATCAACCGCAGCAACCCCAAGCGATATTCAGATCGACGGCAAGACCGGTTCTACGATTCCAGCATCGAGTGCACCTCTTCAAGGCACTGATAGTGGACTACAGTTTTGGATGTACATCAAAGACTGGGACTACAAATACGGAAGTGCGAAACCTATTATCAAGCGAGTGGACCCAACACACCCCGGAACTGTCTGCCCTGCGATCAGTCTTCACCCGACCGATAACACACTTGATGTCGCAGTGAGCGTGTATCCATCGGGGTCAAACATTGACACGACTGACACTGGAAACGGCGAGACGTTCGTCTGCTCTGTCGAGAACGTGCCGATTCAGTCGTGGTTCTCTGTCTCCGTGACCATCTTCCAGCGTAACCTCGATGTCTACATCAACGGTCTCCTTGTGAAGTCATGTGTCTTACCTGGCATCCCTAAGCCGGCAATTGGAGACATCATTGTCGGTGCGAACGGTGGCTTCTCTGGTTCTGTGTGCTCGGTCCACAGCTCGCCGACTGCATTGTCTCCGGCGAACGCGGCTACGTTCTACGCTGCTGGAACATCGTGTAGCACGTCAACGCCAGCGTCATCGACTGCTGGACTGTCCAATCTTTCGCTGTTCGGATACACGTTTGTATTCGGTGTCAAGGACAGTGCAGGCAAGCAGGTTGGCGGTATCTCAAGCTCGGATATCTCTGGGTGGTTCTCTTCTTCTAAGAAACAATGAAGATCTTACTGAAATGCCCATCTAGGTCTCGACCCAAGCAATTACTTGAAACTCTTAGCAAATACGCTACGATGGCCGCCCGGCCTGATCTTATGGGCGTTGTGATTTCATGCGATGTAGATGACGCAACAATGACACCCGAACCAATTCAACGACAGGTTTTCCAAGTCATAGACAAGTTTGCCTGGAAAGCACTGTATTATGGGGCCAACAAGACGAAGATTGAAGCCTGTAATGCGGACATCAAAAAGGTAGACTATCCGTGGGACATCGTCGTTCTCGTTTCAGATGACATGATTCCAGAAGTTCGTGGATATGATGAGATGATTCGCAGGGCTGCCCCTGGGTTGGACTGTATTCTTTGGTTCAATGATGGATTTCAGGAATACAAGCTCAACACGTTGTCGATCTACGGTCGCGAGATGTATAACCGTCTGGGCTCTATGTACGTGCCTGACTACAAGAGCTTTTACTGTGATACAGAGTTAACGGACCTGTGCAAGGGCTCGCTAAAGGATAAGACTGTTTACAATCCAACCTGTATCATTCGCCACCGCCATCCTGCGTTAGGATACTCGGGCGTTGACGCACTCTACATGAGAAACCAAAAATACTTTGAAGTAGACATTCGGACGTATATCTCGCGTAAGGCATATTCATGTGATTTGTCAATCTTGATTCCCACACTCGTTGATCGACAGGCCCAGTTTACACAGCTCGTGGCATCTCTCCGCGAACAGTTCGCACGAATCTGCCCCGGTCTGCGTCTGGAGATCAACGAACTGCGGGACAATCGCGAGATGAGTGTTGGAATGAAGCGTCGTCTTCTGTTAGAACGGGCAACCGGAAAGTATGTTGCATTCATCGATGACGATGATTCGGTCACTGATGCTTATTTCGAAGACTTCCTTACATGTTTCACATCTGGTCATGATGTTATGATGCTTCGAGGCGATATGATTGGACATACCTTCGTTCATAGCATTAGTCATTCGCTTTCCGGTGCGATGTACGCCAACAACATGTTTATACGCCCTCCTAATCACTTGAATCCAATGTTGGCTGACTTCGCACGGCTTGTTACATTTGAAGATGCTATACGGGGCGAGGATCTGAAATGGACAATTGATCTCGCAAAGACGGGTATGTTGAAACACGAGACACCTACTACGCGAGTCCATTACAACTACAATGTACAAGGCACTGTATCTCCACAGTTGATCGAGTATCAGAAAACCCACACATATGAAGAATGGGTGAAAGCATTACTCGTTCCTGCGAAGCCTGTTCGAAGTGGATTGCGTCTGAGTTCAAGGGGGTTTGTTTCTAAGTAAGGGATAATGGACTCTCTTGCCCTCGGTGCTGCTGGAGTCGTTGTGCTAGGAGGAGTTGCAGCGTACGTTCTCTCAAAACCAATTGATCCTACTTCTGTCCAGATTCAGACAGCCACACAGAGTGGAAAGGTTCCGTATTCATCAACGCTTTCTCTCCCTCGGTCGTTTAACCAGGCAGAGGGTGCAACGTTCAGCTTTGAGGGATGGTTTGTAGTCAATGATTTCACATATGGGTATGGAACTCGCCGCCTTATCTTCACACACGGCGACTGTCCCGGACTGTACCTGGACTCGACCTCGAACTCGATTCTGGTTGTCGTGAATACATATGGGGCGTCTGAATCTGTACTAGTGTCGAACATTCCTGCCCAGAAGTGGATTCACTTTGCAGTTGTGGTCACGCAATATACCGCAGATATCTATATCAACGGTATTCTGCGTCAGCACCACACGCTGACTCAGCTTCCTAAGCAGGTGGACGAAGCTGTTCAAATCGGTTCGGAGTTGCGTGGGTTTGATGGACAGGTTGGTGGCGTAACGTATTATTCTCGCTCTCTCACACCCACAGAGGTATCGGTTCATGCAGCCTCTTCGCCTCCTCCCTCTATCGTCAAGGAACCTTCCTCTGGTCAGTATCTCGATTTATCCTGGTACACAGGGCGATAAAATATGAGTGGGTAATAAATGAGTTCTGGAGGACCAAATGGTTCAACCCTTACTGGTCTCACAGGAATGGTGATTCGTGATGCGTCAGATATAACTGCACAAAAGAGACTGCGTCATGTGTTCATAACAAACGTACCGGCCGCATCAGGATACACCGGTGTCAATGCGTTTCGCTCGAAGGGAATGCAGGATAGTTACTCGTTCATCATGGATATCCAGAAAGGTCTACGAGAATGTGGAGTTAACGGCGTCCCTGTCGCTGGAACACCGTTTGGTCTGACTCCTGGTGTAACAAAGAACCTAGCCAACACATCTGTGACAATCCCGAACACAATCCCTACACCCAATTAAGCCTCTAGGCGAGACTTTCGCGTCTTCTTCAGAAGGGCCTGGATCTTCTTTCGCTCTGTCTTCTTAGCCTTCGGGTTATAGGTGAAGAAATATTGAACGAAGTCGGGCGACGACCTTTTGAGTTTCTTAAACAAATCAACACGTTCACGACGTAACTCAAGTAAACTCGGCTGTTTACCCAGACATGATGTCGGGGTCAAGAGTGCGAGGGCCCGATTTGGCTTATTGGCCGCCATCTCCATAAGACGCTGTGCAACACAGAGAATGCGAGTAACCTCATCTTTAGGTTCGCCCGAATAGATCAACGCTAAGAAGAACTGCAGTAGAGTAGGAATGCTCGCAATCTTAAGTCCATCTCCGGTTGTGTGATAGCTGTGGCACGCTTGTGTCTCATAGAACTGATAGAGAATGCCGCCATTATCGTCAAGCACATCTACGCGACGAGGCATGATCTCCGTCTCTTCATGTTCAAGTGTCTTCTTACCCTTGCTCACTTGATCGATCACCTCCCTCTCTGCCAACAATGTCAGAGGTGTATACCAGTGGGCTTTGTTCTCATACCTCGTCATTGCTGAAAATCCGATCATCACTACATCATGTTGCTTCATCATCGAAACCGCAGCCTTCTTCTGTTCAATCGACATCTCCTCCGGGGGGACAATCGTATCTGTGCAGACGATAGGATAATGCTTGTTGAGAAGCATCAGACGTGTGTAGACCGTCTCCCATCGAGAGATATCGCCATCAGGGCGGCTGAGTTCAAGATACATTGACATACGAAGAAAGTTCGGGGGAACGTAGTGAATGCCGTGACGGTTCAGCTTCTCCTTCCACAGATTCTCAAATACCTTTGGGGCTAAGAGAGTGATGTCTGCCACGCCATGAAAGTCTGCGAAGACCTTGTAGGTTCCAAGATGAACACCTGGCTTCACTTCAACGTTCTCGATTCCGGCAGCTGATAGCTTGTTTGCGATGATCACACTGTGTTCTTGCGGGGTCTCGCTGAAGAAATCATAATCAGGAACCTCAGTTGGTCCATAGAATCGATCCTTCTGGGGGAGGAGGTTGTTGATCGCGGTTCCACCGTAACACAACACCCTATGGGCTTTCAGAAACTCTTCGACAATAGTTGTTGACTTCTTCACCGCCGGGTCAGCGGCGTCGTTGAGTGCAAGGACCTCTGTCTGCCTATCCACGACTTCTTTAATGGCATCGAGGTCACTCATTGTTATACTCAATCAAAAAACGGATAAGTTTTGATTTTTTTACTTGTGAGGCAGCAAGATGCCGAGTAAGTACAACCTTCGAAAGCTCAAGTCTAGGACAACCTGGGTCAAGGATGAGACCCTGAAATCTGACCCAGAGTCAGAGGCATCCTCGGAAGACGACGACTATGAGCCTGACATCGACGAAGAGGAAGAGGAAGAAGAGGAAGAAGATCAGGAAGAGGAAGAGGAAGAGGAGGAAGAGGAGGATGTTCCCATCATCAAGCTACCGAAGGGTTCGACTGTTTCCGTGAAGCTTCACATCCATACCAACGTCGATAGCAAGACCAAGCTTGTTATGGATGAGTCGGAGTCCGAGGATGAACGCGAAGAGGAAGAGGACGAGTTCATCTCCCACCTCATGAAGAAGTATGTCGACGGCAGTAATCATGGAACGGGTCGGCGTAAGCAGCGTGAACCGGAGTCACCCAGCATCGAACTGAATGAGGACGAGGAGGAGTATTACGGAGACCTGTCGAAGTCCAAGAGGCGTAAGCTCAATGAGCAGATGAAGCGTATCTCTGGCCTTGTGAACGAGGGCGATATCCCATTCAAGTTCCGTGTACTCGACCTCCCGATTCCTGATGCCCTGAAGGCGAGTGTGATCAAGAAGATCGACATCCTCAACGAGATGGATGGATCAGAGGGATACAAGCTTCGCTCATGGGTCGAGTCATTCCTTCGCATTCCCTTCGGAAAGATGGTGACTCTTCCCGTCAAGCTGGCCGATGGACCCGAGCCGTGTGCCAAGTTCCTGTCGAATACGCGAGACATGCTTGACAAGGCTGTCTACGGCATGCCTATGGCCAAGACACAGATTATGCAGACGCTGGCACAGTGGATTTCCAGCCCGGGTTCGTTAGGCAACGTGATTGCCCTGAAGGGACCGCCAGGTGTAGGCAAGACGAGCATTGCCAAGAACGGTGTTGCCCAGGTTCTTCAGCGGCCGTTCGAGTTCTTCTCTCTCGGCGGATCGTCGGATGCTGCGAACTTTGTCGGACACTCGTTCACCTACGAGGGATCAATGTGCGGTCGTATCGCGGATGCCCTGATCACATCACGCTGCATGAATCCGGTGATGTACTTTGACGAACTCGATAAGGTATCAACGACTGCCCACGGTGATGAAATCGTGAGCATGCTCATCCACCTGACAGACAGGTCGCAGAATAGCCAGTTTCATGATCGTTACTTCGCAGGTGTGGACTTTGATCTGAGCCAGTGTCTGTTCGTCTTCTCGTTCAACGATGAGTCGAAGGTCCATCCGATTCTGCGAGACCGTATGCAGGTGATCACCTGCTCCGGATACAATGCCGAGGACAAGAAGAATATTCTCACGAAGTACATCTGGCCGCAGATCCTGGAACGCGTTCAGCTGACGAGCCAGTTGACTCTGACAGATGAGGCAGTGAAGTATCTGATTGAGGAATTCAGTAAGGAGGAAGAGGGTGTTCGTAATTTGATTCGATCTGTCGAGTCGCTTGTGACCCGCATCAACCTTCTCCGAATCGCTGACGAGAACACAGCGAAGGAGTATGTGTTCTACAAGAAGATCACGCTGCCCTGCACAATCGATGTGGAGACTGCCCGCCACATTCTGAAGGACACAACAGCGGGGATCAATGAGTCGTGGCGTCACCTCTACACTTGAATCCACTCAAGGCTCGAAATGGGAATCTCCATGATACGAGGCGTATCATCCATTGTGGAAAACACACAGGTCAGAGTCGTGAATGCACGGTCAGGCTGACATCCAATACAATACTCAATCGTCTTCGCCCGGAACACGAACGGACGACTAATACTTTTTACCTTGTAGTTCTCACCCATTCGCACAAACAGATGAAAATACTTGCGAGGTTGGCAGTATTCAACTGTGTGAACCAATGCCCACGTCTCCCCACGGTGCTGCGGTGGCTGGAACGCAACGGCTGAACCACGGAAATGCTTGAAATACCACGGTGTCTCATGATGCGTATGAATCGCAAGGTCTTTGCCACAAATCGTTCCAACTCGAAGAGGATTCCACTGATAGATCACATCATCCGTTCCATCAATCGGTAACCAGTTCTTTTCACAGTCTTGCTCTCCCGGAGAGTTCAGAATACGACAGTCCGAATATAGACCCTGAATGGGGTCGTATACAGACTGAAAGATGCGGATCTTCTCTGTATATTCCCATGACGTAGACGTGCAGCAGAGTGTTCCAGATGCGTTCGTATACACACGCACATCCTCGAGACCCACAATACGGTTATCGCGTCTCATCAGTGTAACCGAGTCATCTCGCATCTTCACAACCTCGCCCGTCTCGGGATCATAGAAGGCATTCTGAGTCCTGACCTTATAGTTCTCACTCACAACTCCGTTCTCCTTCATGAGATAGCTCCCCGTCTGCGGATTGATCACGTAGTTGACAAACCGCACATTATGCATCGTCTTTCCGTTGAGTCTGAACAGCGAGACAGACGTCGGATGATAGTCTTCTCCAAACACATCGCGGGCAATCGAATGGGCCTTGGACGAATATGGAAGAGGATCAATGTAAAACGGCAGGTTGTTGTAGACGCTCTCCATATGCTGCCTGTCGTTCAGCATGTAGCGAACTGACATATCGAGTCCCGCCTTAGCCTGTCCAATGTAGAAGAGAAGGATGGTTGCCTCGTATTCAAACAGTCCCTTGTAGACATCCGTCTCTACGAAGAGGGCATCGGTAGACAGTGGAATCGAGAGACCGATCTGCGTATAGTGATACGCCTTGTGGTGCTGAGATACATCGCGAAAATACTTCGCCAACTGGTAGATCGGCTCAGCACGAGTCGGCCGCCTCTCATATGCACGAAGCATCCACTCCTCGAACTTGGGGATGTTCTTCAGGGCAAGCCACGACTTGCCGATCATATAATGACTGTACCACAGTTCCTCCTCCCAACCACCGACTGCGATTCGCTTCTTATACAAAGCGATACACTCCTTCAACTTTCCAAGACCATTGTACGTCTGGGCGAGATAGAACATGTACCGACCGTTCTCAGGCTCTTCTTCGAGACCACGTTCAAGGAGTCGCATGTCACGCTCGAACTTATCGGCCTTACATCCACCGTCATTACGGTCGTCGATGAAGCAGACTGAAGACGCCAAGTGCTTCGTAGGTCCATCCCAATACTCATGGGTCACACCCTTGCACTTCCAAGCATAGTCCATGCGAACAAGTCTCGTGTTCGGATACTCAAGGTTACCTGCCTTTTGAACCACAGTGTATCCCTCGTGTTCAAGCTTGGCCGTCTTCAACGAATTCGCCACGAAGATCATATCAGCATCAATGAGAAGGCCGTAGGTATTGGGTAGATCCCACCCCTCCTTCTTGAGGTAGGTCTGTGCGTTCTGGAAACTCAGGGTCCGATTGTGACCGAAGTCCTTCCATGTCTCTTGGGTAAGGCATCCCTTATGTGTCTTCAAAAATTCGGTAGCAATCTCACACGATGAATCGGTTGAACCAGTGTCGCAGATACAGAACGCAGAGACAAGGTCTGAAACAGCTTCAAGACAGCGAAGCAAGATCTTCTCTTCGTTTCGAATCATCAAGACTAGAACAAACTGCATGCGTCCTATTACTGAAACTCATTGACTCGCATGTAAATAAATGGGGACTGAGTTTGTGAAGCAGACCCTTCGTGAGAATCTAACGCGTGTGCTTGTGCCTCATGTGGCGGACGGACTGTGGAGTATCTACGATTCCGCCAAGGCAGCCTGTGAGCGTAACAAGCAGCCGGACCAGATCTTAAAGACGTTCCAGAACCTGTTGACCCAGATCCCGAAGTGGTCGCAGGAGACATTGAAGAAGGAGGTTGAGCGTATCGCGACTGTATCGAAGTGCGAGTACATGGAGGATCTTCTCCTAGGTGTGTTTGTCAGCTACATCCGTGCATTCGCGACGTTACAGCAGATGGAGAAGACGCATGTTGAGATCAACTTCCAGCGTCCGTCGATTGATACCTTCGTTCACCAGCTCTACAAGCACGCGGCCCGTCAGTCGTGGAGTTCTGCCTATCTTTTCAAGACGGTTGGAGTCACGTCGGAGCAGCAGGCCCGCAACCGTCGCGACATCGAGACGATGATTGGAGGTGCGATGAATGAGGTCATTGATAGCTTCATCCCGTGGAAGGATATCAGCAAGGCGTATTTCCAGACGGACAACACGCCTCCACCCGCACCGGTGCCCGAGCCCGAGCCTGTCAAGGAGGAGCCGGTCATCAAGCCTGCACTCGTTGAGGCCCCGGAGCCTAAGGCAGTTCAGTTTGATGCGGATGAGGACGACGATGAGCCGCCGCCGTTGTCGCTTGGAGATGACATCCAGCTTGATGATTCGGAGTTTGATACTGAGGACGATGAGTCGGTGAACCTCGAGCCATCGGAGACAGTGTCGCTCAATCTGTAAACTCGTTTGAGTTTGTGTATAAAAAAATAGACTCCGAAACAAATGTCCGACCTCTATTCGTATGGAATGATTGTGAGTGCAGTTGTTGTTGTGGCGATCCTTCTGTATGTTATGGACCGTCGCGGAAAGGACCAGCCGATCGACATGTCGGATGCCACAAAGGTCGGTGGCGGTGCTGCGGTGCTGACGGGCGGAGTGTTGTACGCCCTTGGCGGAACCGATGCGGCGGAACCTGTTCTGTCTGCGGTTCAGGACATGTTCACTGGAAAGCCCTCGTTCTAAAACTTTCTTAACTTCATAATAAAAATGTACATGTCTCTCTATGCCGCCGTTCTGTTCTTTGTCCTGACCCCTGGCATCCTTGTCTCCCTTCCCCCGGGTGGCTCCCGCACGACGGTTGCCCTGACGCACGCCGTTGTGTTCGCACTCGTGTGGGCCCTGACGCACAAGCTGGTTTACCGTGCCGTCGGCAAGTAAGTTAATCAGCAATCACAAGAACACTTGCCGCGAGAGGTGCAGCCCCAACAAACTGTCCGAACTTCCCGAGTTCGCGTCGAGGCACCCCCGACTCCTTCAAATACCTCGTAATTGCCTTGTATAAGTCAAATCCATGATACCTGTCGTGATTGTCACCCTTCTTGCGGAAAATCACGGATGAGCCATCGGGAAGCGACGTCCAGTGTTTGAACATCTCAAACAGTGGATGTGTGGTCTCCTCCTTCGGTCCATTCGGAAACAGATCCCAGAACACCGCCGACGCAAACCTCGCAAGGTCGAACGACGGATTGAGCGGGATTCGCGGATGAGTAGAGGTGTAGAACGGCTCGATGTTATACTGACCACCAGCCTCCTCGTCTCCCCTGAACTGAGAACTCAGGAAGAAGCGAGGCTCCTTCATTCCCGTAAGACGAACAGAGAACGCAGCACGATCGAAGTCGATGATCTTGATCAGAACACCGAACGTCGGAACGCGGTAGACAACGCCGTGGTGCTTGTAATACAGGAACTCCTCTGTCGTGGGAACATACATCACATTGTTGCCGTGGAGGTCATTGTGGACAAACCCGAACGAACGCTGGGCATACGCAAGGGCAAACACAATCTGTGCAACCCATGCAGTATGACGCTCTGGATCATCTGACGTCTTCAACAGATCGTAAAAGGTTCCAGTGCACTTCTCCATGACCGTCGTGACAACCGGAACATCAGAGAACGTCGCCCACGCAAACGGTTCACCCTCCTCTTCCTCACCCTCCTCTTCATCGTCTTCGCATGTGCATGACTCGATGTCAAACACGTCTACATCATCGTCCTCATCCTCGTCCGTGCACTCGGAATCCGTAGGAATCTCATACTCCTCCACAACACCCGACGAATTCGGCTCATCAACGTGATCGGCATCAATATCCTCCGTATCAAGGTTGATCTCATCATCCTCAACCTGCACGGCTGCACGACGTCCACGCGTGTGTGTGAATGTCTCTCCACCCATCGAACGCAGACGCAGTTCAAACGTCTTTCCGATGTTGTCAACAAACCACTTGCGATCGCAGAGATCCTCGTAGTCATCGGAGATGTCCATCTCATGCTTCGTTGCCATTGCGGCGTAGACACCGTAGACACGGGGAAAGTGCTGACACTCGGACAGAACAACTGATGCCAACGCACCCACATAGGCAGCCGTATGAGGACTCTGCATCTGCTCCGAGTAACCCTTCGCAGTCTCAGCGGGCTTCGGCAAACTGAGTGCAGAATATTCACCCTTCATGGTCTTGAATGGACTGAGAATCATCGTCGTTTTGCGATGAACTTCAACCGTCTGTCCTTTCGTCGTCTTGATATGATTCGCATCCACAACCGCGTCGATCTCTTCCGGTAGCTTCACACCATACTCAGACATCGCAGTCAACTTCTCCGTCTTGAACAACTGTTCGAGCGAAGGAAAAAACGGCTGGACATGGGTAAGGTTCCATGCCGCTGCCTGTAACTTCTGTAAGCGATGAAGCTTCAACTCGACGGCTTGGGTCCTCAAATCCTTCACCATTGTGTGTATGGGCTGGTAATGAAACATCGTAAGTAGACGCGGAACACTTTCTGCGGGTCAGAACAATGAACTTCCAGTTGCGAAAGTTCGACATCAACATGTTAAAAGACCGTTGTGAGATTGATTCTCGCAAGAGTCCGATGATCGTCGTCATCGGTAAGAAGGACACGGGCAAGTCTTTCTTGGTGCGTGACATTCTCTACAACACACAGCAGGACTTTCCTGTTGGAACCGTGATCTCGGGAACAGAGGTTGCGAACGAGTTTTTTCAACATATGGTCCCTTCAAAATTTATTCATGACAAATATTCACCTCAGATTGTGATGAATGTCATCAAGCGACAGATGAATGTCAAACAGAATCGTAACAAGGCAAAGAATGCAGGAGGCGGACAGTCGAGCATTGACCCTAGGGCATTCCTGATTCTTGATGACTGTCTCTACGATTCGACCTGGATTAAGGAGGAGTCTACGCGGTATGTGTTCATGAACGGGCGTCACATTGACATGATGACTATCATTACCATGCAGTATCCGCTCGGTATTACACCGAACCTCCGTACGAACGTAGACTTTGTGTTCATTCTTCGTGAGAATATCTTGGGTAATCGCCGTAGGATCTACGAGAATTACGCAGGTATGTTTCCGACGTTTGAGATGTTTTGTACCTTTATGGACCAGTGCACTGAGAACTTCGAGTGTCTGGTGATTTGCAATAACGTAAGTTCGAACAAGCTGGAAGACCAGGTGTTTTGGTATAAGGCTGCTGATCACCCGCCCTTCAAGATGTGCGACTCATCACTGTGGGCGAACAATCAACCGTTCCATTCCGCAATCCTTGCAGCTGACGAGTATAACGCTGCGACGATGAAAAAGAAGAACGCAGGTCCTTCTGTATGGGTCAGGAAGGAGAAGGATTAACGGCGAGTGGTGCGACGGAAACGCTTTGTCTTGCGACGTCCAGCCATCTTAACATCAGGCTGCTCGACGGGTGCGGCGGGAGGGGCGGGAGGGGGATTGGGCTTTGGCCTCTTGTTCGGAGGCGGTTTGATGGGTGCATTCGGATCTTCTTCGCCGCTTCCTCGCTTGGTCTTGCGACGGGACTTCTTGTTCTTCTTGGTCTTGCGACGGCGACCACCGAAGTTGACAGGAGCAAAGTTCGGATCCTCCGGAACAGGTGCTTCCATCTCCTCGAGTAGGGAGGAAGCAAGCAGAATCGCATTGCCATTGGTATCGCCGGAGAACCGAAGACCCTCGCCCACCTTATATCCTTCCTTAACGAAATCAGTGAGTCCAAGAACCAAAGCAGCCTCGTCCACTTCGGCAGTCCTCTTTGCTTCCTCTTCCTCTCCCTGTTTCTCATACGCGAACACTGACGCCTCGAGTGACGCATACTTCTCGCCGGCAGCAGAAAGGATATCAACAAGTGCAAACAGTTCATCAACGCTAGCGTTTGCATGGAGTTCCCTTACCTTGATCGCAACCCACTTCTTGTATTTCTTTCCTTCGGCAACCGCCTTTTTCACCTCTGCATCCCACCTCTTTTTCTCCTCTTCACTCTCTTTATGCTGAGCCTTTGCGAGTCCCGCTGCAGCAATACGCTCACTACGACGACGAGCTTCGATATCCGCCATGTTATCAGACGAAGCTGACGGTGCAGCAGCCTTCTTTCCCTTGGAAACGACATCTGACATCATCGAAGAGTCTGCCGCAGCGGGAACGGAGGCGGGAGCGGGTTCTGAGGAGACGCCGTATTTGGCATTCTCTGCACGCATCTGGGCGGCTAAATTGGACACTGTCTTTTGTGTCGGTGTATACTGATAAGCCGGGTTGACAGTACGACTACGATTCCGTAGTTCTGAACGTTCGGCTCGGTTATCTGACATAGTATTGTATCAAATCAACATTTTACTCACGCAGCACCCCCTCCGTCGGATGGACAGCCTGCGAAGCATCCTCTAATGCCTTCTCTGCCGCATTCGCCTTACGACGACGCTCATTCTCCTCCTTCTGCTTCTTGATCGACTCCTCACGCTGATCAGCGAAGAACATCTCCTTGTTCACCTCGTTCTCCTTGTACTTCCTCATCAGCTCGTTCAGCTCCTTCTCGGCATACTCAACCTCGGGCATCAGGTGCTCCGAAGGATCCCACGGCAGCCACGCACCGACCTTACCGATGAACAGGTTGTCCTTCGGGTAGCGACGCTGCAAGACTTTCGCAAACATCTGCGTCTCCTCGACCGTCGAGAAGCAACGACGGACCTTGACGCCACGCATATTCGTCTGGAAGTCGACCTTCTGATCATACATCTCCTGGAGATCCTTCTCGTTCTTGAGCTGGAACACCGCGAACTGCTCGTGGATGTCCGTCTTCTTCACCTCCTCGTGGTGAACCTTCGCGAAGTCCTGGGCATCCTTCAGAAGGTCATCGATCTTGAGGTCGTACTTCTTCGAGAGAAACGCCATGTACTTCTCCATGCCCTTGATCTTCCACTCATAGTCCATCCACTCGATGAACCGCTCAAACATGAAATGCTCCTTCTGCTTGATCACCTTCTCAGGGCTGAGAAAGGAGATGATGCAATACTTCTGCGTCGGGATCTCGGGGTCCTCGTCAAGGTAGTCGATACGGCTGCCGTCATCCTCAGTCTTCGGAAGAGTCTGCGGGGTGCCAGGCATTTACTCTTTATGTTGAGTAGTTTGAAAGTCATTTCTACGCAGTGTATAAATGTATGACCTCCTGACGACCGCGTTGCTGTTCATTGCCCTGACGCCCGGTGTCCTTCTGTCGCTGCCTTCAAGCACGCACGGCGATATCTTGACGGCCGTCGTCCATGCCCTGGTGTTCTTCGTTGTCCTTCGTTTCCTTTCGGGCCTCATCCCGTGGTGGGCCATCTGGGTTGTTGGTGTGGGTGCGATCGGATACAAGTTTTACACCCCTGCCTCTTCTGGATTGTAAAAATCTTCGCACTGTCTTGATAAATGGATTCTAAGCCGAAGCCCACTCCGTCTGGTGTTGATATGGGAGACCTCGTGATGCGTCTGGTCAAGTATTTCCTCGAGGGTCTCGCCGTGGCGATCGCCGCGTATGTCCTCCCCGGCAAGACGCTCAAGGCGTCCGAGGTTGGCATGATTGCCCTGGTTGCGACTGCGACGTTCGCGATCCTCGACATCTACGCCCCGAGCGTCGGTGCGTCGGCCCGCACGGGTGCTGGATTCGGCATCGGTGCCGGGCTGGTCGGATTCCCGAGCGGCGGACTGAAGGTGTAAGCCAACGTCACGACACCTGTTGTAATCGCACTCGCATACGCACTCTGAGTATGCTGACCGACTGTCAACAATGCTGAACATGCGGGACTCGCAGTCAGAAACATCGCCTGGGCTAACTCCCGCAGCGTGTGCGGCATGCACATCTGGTTATGGGCTGTCATGGCCACATAATGAACTCCGTAGTTCAGTAGAACCGCTAGTGCGGCCTTAGCCGCAGCTTCCATTTACCCTTATCTACTATTCTTACTATCAATGAATAACCCATTACTCTGTTTTCAAGGTCGCTGGATGGAAGTTCATCCACGTCCTTATGAACCCGAACGCATGACCACGGATATCGCATGGATCCAGATCAAGGAGGAGGTATCTGCTGAGGAAGCCTATCGTATCTGGTATGAAAAACAACGCACAATTTCTCGCTTCTTTCAACAATGTGGATCGAAGCCGCTATCATCCTCCTCCTCGCAGTGATCGCATACCGTTTCTGGAAGACTCAACCGAAGCGGGAGATTGCGGCGGACAAGGGACGTCTGTATTTCTTCTACACAACTTGGTGCGGACACTCGAAGAAAGCCATGCCCGAGTGGGAGAAGATCAAGGCAGAGCTGAACACCTCGGCTGTGTTCGGCAAGACAACCGTTGAAGCTGTTGATGTTGATGCAGAGAAGGACCCGAAGACCGCGTCACTCTACGAGGTCATGGGCTACCCCACGATCAAGCTCGAGACCTCGAGTGGAATCTACGACTTCAACCGGGGTATCGCTAAGGACGCTGTCTTTGCCTTCCTTCGGGACACGCTTGGCAAAGAACCTCATCGCCTGTAATTGACCCGCTTCGATCATGCGAGTCTTGTCTTCGTCCTTCAACTCGTCGAGGATGTGAATTCCGTCAATGTGCAGTCGCAATGAATCGTTGTGAACCCGAATCGAGCGAAGACCTGCCCACAGCGTACGAACCATGTCAAAGATGGAGAAGGATTCCAGCGTAGATGGAAAGATAGCCTGTTTGATGTGTGCGATGTCAATCACAAGAGTGCCTTTCGGAACAACGTCGTACATGTTCTCCGCATAGACACCGCCGTCAATATACAGTTGATTGTGAATCACCTGAGGATGATAAATGAACGGGAGACAACACGATGCTTTCAATGCAGTCAGAATGGGAATGTTTCCAGTCAACATCGTTGGCTTCTGTGTCGTAATGTTCGAGCTTAAGATGTAGAGCTTCTGCGGGGCATCCGAGATGACCTTTCCACGCAGATCGATGTTCGCAGCATCAAAGATTGTAAGGAACAACTCCTCCATCAAATCCATCGTAAACAACCCCTTTTTCTGCATAAAGGCGAGAATCGTCGCATGCCGAAACGAAGGCAAGAATGCTGAGGTGTTCACATATTTCATGCAGACTTCTTCTGCCTGTTTGTAGCTCATGCCGAAGGCTATGCCTGTTGCGATTACTGCACCGACCGAGCAGCCGTAAATACCATCCGGAAAGACGAGTCCCTGTCGCTCCTCAATCTCTTTCAATGCCCCTAGAATCAGGAACCCACGAATCCCTCCACCTCCGAGTGCAATCGAACGGAACATTCTAGTTGATAAGAACAACAATGCTGAAAGCGAAAGATGTATGGCAAGAACAAGAAAATCAACGCGAACGTCGTATGTCAGCGATGCGACCAGTGTTAGGACAGCTCTACGCCCAGATCAAAAAGCACGCCATCCATTCGCCGGATGCACCGTATATCGTGTTCGAAATTCCAAAGTTTGTCTTTGGATATCCACTGTTTCAGTTGTCTGAAGCCCGCGAGTACCTGATTGCTACGCTGTCCGAGTCTGGATTCAGCGTGTGGCCCGTGAACAACGAATACCTGTTGATTGCGTGGACAAAGCAGCAGACACACCGTGGACGCCCGACATTGCTCACGAACTATCGCCCACAAGTCTACGATCCAGTGGCGTTAGGAAGTATGTTTCAACAATAATGAGAAATAGCTAAATGAGAAATACGCTGATTTATTGGGCACTTATTGCCCTGAGTATCGTCGCGACAAAGTCGCATCCATATTTATTTGTTCCGATGTATCTGTGTGTATTCGCATGTATTGAGTATCTGTATAGCTTTGTGGGCATTCCGATCTGGGATCAGACAGAAATCACATCGAACTGTTACGACTGGCTTCAACACCACTTGAAGCAGAATTACGACGCAGATGGAAAGATCGACCTGACTGAGTCGTTGTTCCTCGACAAGTTCGAAACACCTCCCGAAGAGGCAACACAGAACAAGTTTAAGCATATCTTCGATACATTGGGTCTCAAAGAAGGAATGACCATCCTGGACTGTGGATGCGGAATGGGAACGTGGCTTGAATATTGTAAGAAACGCGGCGTGGAAGGTGTTGGATTGACCCTCTCGTATGAGCAGGTGGATGTCTTAAAGAAGAAGGGATTGACTGCGTACAAACACGATTATCGCATTCATAAGGAGGACTTTATCAACAAGTTTGATGCGATCACACTTCTTGGATCAGCCGAGCATATCAGTGAGGGTCATGGGTTTCATTCTGCAGAGGGAAGGGCATTTAGCACCTATCTATCTGTGTTCAAAACGATGAAGAACTATCTGAAACAAGATGCGAAGATGCTTATGACTGTTCTAACACTCAATAAGTTCGATATGACTCCGTATAACCTCGCACAAGGCTACGTCATGCATCGCCACTATGGCGGATACTATGCGTCTACTACAACGGTTGAGAACGCAATCAAGTTCTCTGGTCTGAATCTGCTGTCGACGGAGGATCATACAAAGGACTACCACTGGATCAGTGTTGTGGAACCGACTCATTTTGGACATTGGACGATCGACCTTTCAGAGAATACGGGAGACAAAGCGATGTACTTCATACGTGGATTGTTAACAGACCCGTTCCTCTTCCATCACTGGGCGTATAATTTCATGGACACCTGGATGTGGCAGCTCGGTGAATATCAGACGACGCCGCTAACAGATGAACAGGTCGCGAATGCCCCGGCAAATCTGAAGTATTTCATGATGCAGAAACAATGAAGGAGCCTGAACTGGTCCTATCGGGATTTGTCTTTTTGATTCCAGCCTACGTTGCATGGACAGGTGGTCAGTGGTTGAGCACAGTATTGTTAACAACCCTCGTGATCACATCGTCGTTATGGCACACAATCCACGAGGAATGGGTTCGTCCATTTGATCTTGCGGCTATGGTCACAGTCTTCCTTGTTGAGATTTATAACTCATCTCTCGCAGGTGCCGATCATCTTGTGATAGCGATTCTGTCGTGTCTCTATGGTCTGATCGCATATCAATGGGGCTATGTTGACACAACGTTCTGCTTCGGAGAGTCACGCATTCGTAAGATGGTCTCGCATGCAATGATCCACGTGGTAGCTGCGACTGTGATTACTCTCAACATACTGAAAATTCAAGAAAACGAAAAGTCATCTTCACACAGCAACCGACTCTCATGAACTGTGAACATGCGACCGTTTCGTGTGATGATGGGGAGCGTGTTTGCACAGATTGTGGAACGATTCTGGGAAGTATTGTCGACGAAGGGGCTGAATGGCGAGTCTACGCCAACACGGAAGACGATCCGTCCCGCACAGGTGGCATCATCAACGAGTTACTCCCCGATTCTTCCTACGGGTCGATGATGATGAGGCGAAGGATTCCCGGTCAGTCGGAGGAAGCAAAGTCAATTGCGAGGCTTTCTGCATGGTCGTTTTCGAGCCATGGAGAGAGGTCGTGGATGGGTATCTTTGATGCAATTCAGGCGTCATGTAGTCGCATCGGTCTACCGAAGGCGATCATTCACGATGCGTGTTCACTGTTCAAGAAGGTCGAGGACGCACGGAAGTCACGTGGAGAAACACGCAGGGCATTGATGGCAGGTGCGGTGTTTACTGCGTGTCGCCAACACAACGCGACGCGAACACATGAAGAGGTTGCGGGACTGTTTCACGTCTCCATTCGTGCGATGTGTAAGGGTCTAAGTCGATTCAGTGGAGAAGTGTCAAGTGTCCTAAATACACAACTGGGAATCGCAGAGCGAATCTGTGCTGACCTAAACATCTCTGACGCAGACCGCGACGCAGTCTTACTGCTTCTGAACAAGCTGCCGGAGATGGAACACACTCCGAAGACGATCGTAGCCGGAGTTGTGTCTCATGTTCTAGGCGGTCGTCTCGCAGAGATCTCAACAATCTCGGGGGTTTCATCTGTATCGATTCGCAAGATGACGGTTAGACTGTTGGGAACGACGTGATGTTGTAATAAATGGGAAACGTGATACCTGTACCGGTTGTAATGGTTACGTTTGATGATGCTACACTTATTGTCACCCATGCAGCAGAGTTCGACTGGACTGAATAAGCCGTAAGACTGTTTCCGAGACTATTAATCATATAGGTTGTTGTGTAATAATTCGAAGTTGTTCCATCTGTCAGTACAACGAGAAGTATACCAGGTCGAGTAACGTTTGAAATTGTAGACGTAGCTGAGATTGAACCTTTTGCAGTGTAATATCCAGCTGACGACGTTAATCCGGAGACGACTGTATTACTTGTTACAAGCAACTGACCTGCTACGTTGACAGTCATGGTTCCGCCAGGATAGACTGACTTCATCTCAACGAACGAGTTGCTAAACCCAGTGCCATTGAAATTATTGGAGAACGCAATCTGCCCCCAGCCGTCTGTCGCACGGAACTGTCCATTCACATCGAGCGTATAGGTTCCCGGATCACACCCGATCGACAAGCCCTTTTGAAACCGTGCATAATTACCGACGTCAAGTGAGATATTGCTCAACGTAAAGTTCGGATAGGCTGAATTGCATGAGTTTACACTCGTATTCGTTGTTCCGATCGAGATAACATTGTTCGAGAAATCTCCAGCCATCAATACGTTACTTCCCCTTCCTAAGAAGAACTTGTTGCTGAACCCTGAAGGAATGGTCACAGTTGTTCCGTCTGCAAGAGTATAGGATGGAGGGGCAACACTGGCTCCCAAAATCACATTGTTATTTCCAGACGCAGGGCTTACGGATCCATTTCCAATGATAATGTTGTTTGAGCCATAATTGCTCATTGACGAGCCAATCATGATATTGCTTGAACCCGAATTGCTATTCGAGGTCCCGAGGAAGATGTTCCATGAATTGCTGGTCGTAGATGTCGAGTTTCCACCAATATTGATTGAGTTACTTGTGTTTTTAACATTGATCGAGTTTGATGTGCCAATGAAGACACAGTTTGTATTTGACGTATTTGAAAACCCAGCAAAGTATCCGGCAAAGAATGAATTCGAGATGTTCTGAACATTCGCACCGCAAAATGTGCCCGCAAACACCGAGTTAATGACGTTACACGCACCCGCCGCCGAGTTTACACCCAAGCTCGAGTTATTCGAAGTTACATACGCAGTTGCATTCGATGGACTATTTCCAGCGTTGCAACCAACATACACATTCGCGTTACTGTCTCCGATATTCACCTGACCAAACGACGCGATGTTCGCTGACATCGTGTTGATGTTGCTTAAGTTGATTGTCGTAGTGAACGCCCCGTTCACATATGTGTATACAGGTCGAAACACATAGGGTAGATACGACTGATAATTTGCTGTACTACTCATTGTGTCTACACCATACTTTCTCGTTTAGGCGGTTTCTCTGCTATATATACAATGTCGTTCACCCTGTTCCCGATCAAGCCGTCTGAGCAGCACCTGTACAAGATGTACAAGCAAAGCGTAGCGGTTTTCTGGACACCGGAGGAGATTGACTTTTCAAAGGACCATGCCGACTGGGCAAAGCTTACCGCGGATGAGAAGCATTTTATTACCCACATCCTGGCGTTCTTCGCAGGTTCCGATGGAATCGTCATGGAGAATCTTGTGACTCGTTTCCAGGGCGAGGTTAGCTCTCAGGTAGTCAAGTTGTTCTACTCCTTCCAGAATGCGATGGAAGGCATCCACTCGGAGACCTACTCTCTTCTGATCGATACCTACGTCAAGAACGAGATTGAGAAGGCTAAGTTGTTCAACGCCATCGAGACCATCCCCTGTATCAAGGATAAGGCGAACTGGGCACTTCACTGGATGAACTCTGATCGTTCCTTTGGAACACGCCTCGTTGCGTTTGCCTGTGTGGAGGGCATCTTTTTCTCAGGTGCATTTTGCTCCATCTACTGGTTGAAGAAGCGTGGACTGATGCCGGGTCTGACATTCAGCAACGAGTTGATCTCTCGTGATGAGGGTCTTCACACTCAGTTTGCAGTGTCCCTGTTTCACACATGTGCTGAAAGACCTTCTCCCGAGATCATCCAGTCGATTATTGTTGGGGCTGTAGACCTTGAGAAGGAGTTCATCTGCGATGCGTTGCCATGTAGTCTGATCGGTATGAACGCAAAGATGATGAGCCAGTATATCGAGTTTGTCGCAGATCGTCTTGCAGTCCAGCTCGGCTTGAAGAAGTTCTACGGAACGGCGAACCCGTTTGATTTCATGGATCTGATTAGTCTGGAAGGCAAGACCAACTTCTTCGAGAAGAAGGTCTCGGATTATTCACGTGCCACCTCCGGTGCGGAGATCAGCTTTGACGAAGACTTTTGAGCTTTGTTAACACCTCCATCTCTTCTGGCGTATACCACACGATGTTGTGCTGCTCTCGTGCGAGCAATTCCATGTATTCGCATCGAGTCCAGTTTGACTTTGACGGAACCTTCGGGATTCCGATCTTCTTTTCATCGGTGTAGAGTCCCAGCCTCGTGACCATCTCCTTATTGTTGCTGCCTGTGCCGCAGATGATCGGCACATCACGCTTCGTTCCATGGATACGCACGAATGCATCGCCGTTGATCTCGAACTTCCCGATTGCGAACTTGCCATCCTTGATGGTTCCAATCATCTTATCGTTGTCAGCCGCATACTTCGCTTCAAGCTCCTTAATCCAGGCATTCACTGCTGTGCGATCCTCTCCGATCGGGTCCGGTGGGTCATATTCATCGCGACCAAGGACCAGGATATCTGTCCCTGGAACTTTGAGTCGCTCGGTAAACATCAGCGGCGGACCCGAACGCAGATACTTGATCTTCTGTTCTCGTGACAGCGAATGATCGAACACATACCCAGGCAACACTGCTGTGAACCTCGCCTTCGTCTCTTCATCGAATGGCAAGGCTGCAATCAACGGCTCTAACTCCGGCACATCTGTGACGGGCTTTGATTCGGTTGCCACCTCTTCAAGCTGGGCTTCACCACGTGTTGGTGCCTTTGTCGTGCGTTCGATGATCGTGCCATTCTCAACGCCGACGGGTCCTAATGTATACAGATCTCCACGCGACTGCAAGAGACTCGGACGACCAAACTGATCCTTAAACTTGAACCCTGTGCGAATCGCGTTCTGCACTAAGAAGATCACGACTTCCTTCTGATACTGTTTCAGGTAGGCGAACAACTCCGCACGGTCCCAGATGGGCTTGTCAAGGAACATCTTTCCAAGTTTCACGAAGACTTCATCACGAACGTCGAAATAGGTCGACAGCGGACGAACATACTCCTCGGGTTGTGACGGTCTCACACGGCACTGTGCGGGTTCACCTTCCGAGAAGACGGGGGCTAACATATCCTTCAACGTCATCTTCACATCTTCGCCTTCGGACCTGTGCTGGGGGATTTCGAGGTTCTTCCAGTCGTTCGGAAGCGTGTTCAAGCTAACCTGAATGGGGCAGTCCATCGCCGACTCTTCGAGCACATGACGCACCTTCGCAATCTTAATGCCCTTCTCTTCGACCTTTGTGCGATAGGTATATTCGTCAAAACATTCGTGTTCGGTATCAGAGCGTGCTACGTGGAGATAGACAGAGCAATTCTGCTCTTCGAACGGTAACGCCTGATGACTGCATGTGCGTAATGCCCGTCCAATGACCTGCTCAATTCGGCTCATGTTCCACCACGGGTCGAGGATATGAACCTGGCGAACATAGCGGAAGTTAACGCCCTCTGAAATACGTGGCGTTGTGACAATGACGCGAACCTTTTCACCATTGACGTTACGGTCTGACCTGGCTAATTGAAGAAGGGCATTCGTCTGGGCAGTCGAGACTTCGCTGCTCAACAACATGTATTCGCCCTTTGACTTTCCCTTGTAGGCTGGATTACCCAGAAGAGGAGGTCCACTCGCAGGCGAGAATCCATGCTCCTCTAATGCCATCGCGAACAGACGAGATCCACGTTCGACATAGTTTGAGTAGACGAGAACAACCCCCTTCGATGACTGAATCGTCTTAATGATGCTGACAAACTTCGCAGAGACTCCTGGAAGGGCTTCGGGTGTCAAGCATGGTTCACCGATGTAATTCCACTGACCTGCATTGTTCCTGAACACTTCGGCGAAGTCACGGTTCTCAGGTAGAACGCTGATCGTGGGAATCATTAACGCCATACGGGCTTCCTCGTCACCTTCCTTCGCCTTTGTTCCGTCGATGACCTTCTTCTGTCCTCCTGTCACAGTGGACGGAGTTACCGTCAAATATTTCAGCTGCGTCGCAGGTCCGATATCGAGTCCAGTGAATCCGGTCAGAGGTGTAGGTAATCCATCCACATCTTCTGCGGGGAGACGGAAAGGAAATGTGAAAGGGTTCTCACCCTTGACGTATGAAACGTAATTCTGTGCCCAGTCTCGGAACTCCTGCTCCTTTGATGCTTTGATTGAACCATCCGGAAGGAGAAAGTCAGACGCAGCGATCTTCTTGGTGATCGGCTGCTTCCGGTCATTCCAGAGGAACAGGTTCATGTAGAAGATGATCTCCTCGTGACTATCATACATCGGCGTGGCTGTAAGGAGAACAAGCACAAGACCGTTCGCCATCTTCACGAGACTTTCAAGTCCAGTGGACACCGTCTTCATCTCCGAGCTGCCCTCGCGAAGGTTGTGGGCTTCGTCAATGATCACCAGTCGATTATCAAATGTCTCGTGGATCCACTTCTCTGCTTCTGCGGGTTTGAGTTCAAGCAGCTTGCGATTGATCAACGCACCGAACGTGCTGTATCCGATAAACTCGTAGAACTCGTTGATGATACGATCTGCAAGGGTGCCGAGACGAATGCGAGTATCGGGGACATTCCACTGCTTCGGCTCAGACTCAATTCGCATCAGCATGTCGAGGTAACGGCGACCCGTGCATTGCTTTGAAGATAACAATGTCTGCGTCTTATCAAGCGAAACACGGTTAATGTCGAAGATCTCTGTCTTGAAGTTAGACTGAACCGCAGGTCCAGCAACGACAAGGACCTTCTTCTCTTGGAACTCGGGACGTAAGATGTATTCTTCCGCAATCTGAATCGCTGTACAAGATTTACCCACACCAGTGCCATGGACCATAAGGAGGTTGCGTAACGGGTTGTCCGGTGACACAACGCGACGCAGGAACTTCTGATGACTTTGAAGGGTATACTCGGACGAAGCATTGTCGCATAACTTGTTACGCAACTCTTTCAATGCTTCGAGCGAAGCAATGGGGAGATTCTCATTACGAATCTCTGCCAACTCCGGGTGAGTGAGATTAGCCATTGTGTTATGAGTAGAGGAGTTTAGGACGAAAACGAATGTGGTCGGATTTACACAATCTTGACAGTAAGACAAGTCATATGGACCCTGTATTTGAGCGTCGTGAACTTACTCGCTCGGTTCATATTAATGCCCCGAACCTCCAACGTAATATCCACGTCAGCCTTCTAGCACAACTCCGCATGAAATACGAGGGTGTTTGTATTCCAGAGGGGTTTGTGCAGCGTCGAAGCATCACGATCGTCGAACACTCGCTCGGTCGCGTAAACTTCATCAAGGGCGGACTTGATTATGTCGTCAAGTTTCAGGCAGACATTTGTATGCCGCACCCCGGACAGACATTCCATGCAGAGGTCGCACTTCGTAGTAAGATCGGTATCCATGCAGAGCTGGCCCCGATGAAGGTTCTTCTGCCTCGCGACCTCCATCTCGGAAACGATGGCTTCGAGGATGTCAAGGAGAAGCAGCAAGTTGAGTTCAAGGTTGTCGGCTGCCGATTCCAGCAGGGTGATGATTCGATCGTTGTCCTCGGCACACTGACGAGCGTGATCAATCCCCAGGTCGAGAAGATCGTGGAGGGAACAGATGAGGCTGTTGAACCGATGATCGGTGCACCGACGGGCGAGACGTCTGAGAAGCGTGTTGTGACGGTTCCCGCCGAGATCGCAAAGGTCGCTGATCCGGTGCGTCGTAAGAAGCTTGCGAAACCTCCTGCCGCTTAACAAATGAACAGGGCTAGAAAAGACAAATTACGTGAACAAATCGATGGGTTAGATGTCCATGAACACGCCCAGGTTTTTTCCATTATCAAGCGATACACCGAGGAGTATACGAAGACCCAGAGCGGTGTTCTTGTCTCGTCGGAGTCTCTTCCGGATACCTGTATCGAAGAGATGGAGCGTCTTGTCGCATTCTACGTAGATCAACGCAGTCGAATGGATGCGGATGAACGTGCGAGGAAGAGTCTGCGAAAGGAATAAAATGAAAGTCGCTCTGGATGTTGACGCTGTCCCTCTGACCGAAGAGCAAATTCAAGCTATTCTAACTGCTCACGATGCTCTCATTAAGGAGGATGTGACCGGTGATGTGCGTGAAAACGTTGCAGTCGCGACCTCGGTTGCATTTGGCGAGGAGAAGCGATTCATTCTCCCTGGTAACACGGATGAGTTCAAGGAGTATGAGTCGGCTCAGGCGATGATTGCTGATCAGCCACCGCTTCCAGACCCGGTCTTTTTGCCCGGCCAGGTAGTTCCGTGCACATATGACGCGGGTGCACAGCTGAATTGTCTAGATTCGCATGAGGAGAACTTTAAGCAGATGATCAAGGAGATGTTTGCCGCCGGTCCTGAACTCAAACTGACGAAGGAGGGTATGGAGCAGCTTATCGCAGTTAAAAACGAATAACATAATCCGAGGAATTTACAAGGGCAATGGAATCTCTTCTCTCGTCACGTGCACGGGGGGACCTTGACTACCTTGCAACGTTCGTCAAGAACAGCAATGCTGAGCTTGAATGCAAGGTCCTTTCTGGACAAATCCAAACAAAAGACATCGCAGATCGAATCATCAAGACAATCGAAGGCTTTTCAGCTGGCTCCGCAGTCGAGACGCAACATGCCACCTTCTCCTACCCAGACGGACTTCGTGTTGTCGTCAAGGGGGCGGAGAACATCCACAAGGTCTGTACTACAAATAGCTTCAAGGGAACACAAGTGAAGGTCGAACGCAAGACACGCTATTTCGGAGGTCATGGAGAACATGATGACATGGTCGACATCCCCGACTCTGGAATTCGGTTCACCCTTCGAAAGGAGGAGGAGGTCCGCAGGGACTTCACAGGTTCCGCAATGGATCCGATCTCACACGTTCGCGTGCTGAACCGCAAGAGCTGGAAGACCCAGGACGGTCTTCTTCAAATCGACTTCTCACTGGTCAAGTCGAAGTCAAAGGGAATGAAGGCGTTCTCGGAGATCCTGCGTCAGAACCCGGCGTATGAGCTGGAAGTCGAGGTCCTGAACCGCAAGGCTGATCCGAAGGCGATCGTTGAGTCGCTGCTCGTCCACATCGAGTATCTCCTCGTCGCCTTTCAGGGATCGTCCTTTCTCCTCCCATCCTCTGACGTCAAGCGATACACGATGGAGTTCAATTCAAGCGGCCAGAAGTTCCTGAACCCAGTTACGATGAAACGCCGCCACATCCGGGCTGACCGTCCGAACAACATCCTCTCTGGGTACACGGTAACAAACAAAGCCGACGGACAACGATGCTTCATCATGGTCATGCGTGATAAGCGAGTGTTGATGATTCGCCCAAACGGTGGTATCACGTGGACAGGTATCATGGCAGTCAAGGACAGCCATATCGGAGATGTCATCGATGGAGAATACCTCGAAGACAAGAACCTGTTCTGTATCTTCGACGTCTACTCGTTCCGTGGAAAGAACACAACTCGCCTTCCGCTCTTTACGACCGATGAGGATGTGATTGCGAATCCTATGTCGTCTCGCATCGGTTGTGCCAGGGAGTTCGTCGCAGACCTGCGTCGTGACTTCTCGTCAAGCCCCACTGGTCGCCCTCTTCGCGTTGAGACCAAGCTGTTCCTCGCAGGTGATGGACCTGCGATGGAGGAGGCGATCACCACGATGCTAAACACCAAGTTCGAGTATCATACAGACGGTCTGATCTTCACGCCTCGTGCATCTCCCGTCGCACCTCTCGCTGACCGCAAGGGAAACACCTGGACGACTGTCTACAAGTGGAAGCCTGCTGACCAGAACAGCATTGACTTCCTTGTCAAGTTCAAGCCGGGTGAGACGTTCGACACCGTATTGAAGCAGCGAGTGTTCAAGGGACAGTTATATATCGGTCGCACTCGTGGATTTGACATCGTCTACCCATGCGAAACCATGACGGGCGAATACAAACCTCCGACTCTGCCTCCTGAACTCCAAGTTCTCGCAGAGACTCGCGACCGTGTTCCCGGTGTGTTCCAGCCATCTGTGCCTCGTAACCCTGACGCGTATCACATCATGATTCCCCTCGATGCGAAGGGCGTGCCGGTTGACAGTGCCGGACAGCGTGTGGAGGACAATACAATCATCGAGTGTGTTCGCGATGTAGAACATGACCGCTGGACGATTCTCCGCACTCGTTACGACAAGACGTATCAATACCGCGTCCTCCACCAGCCGCAGTTCGGTAATGACGTCGCAACTGCGAACTCGATCTGGACGAATATTCACGTGCCGGTCACCGAAGAGATGCTAACAACGTGCGTCTCGAATCCTCCCGACGATACGTTCGAGGACGATCTGTATTACCGCGATGACCTCGGATCTCGCGACCGTGTGTTGAAGGACACATACGCATTTCATAACAAGATCAAGGCTGCACTCTTCACTCAGGTTGTCAAGCCCGGTTCAACTCTGCTTGAATTAGCGATGGGACGTGGTGGCGACCTTCTGAAATGGAAGGAGACGAAGCCTAGCCGAGTTGTCGGCATGGACATTTCATCCGGAAACCTCAATTCCCCCGTTCAGGGTGCATGTGTTCGGTACCTCCGCTACAAGGAAGATAGCCGGGCTGATAATCTGCCTCCCGCACTCTTCGTTGTAGGCGATATGACCCAACCTCTCTACGAACAGGACAATCGATACATTCGCATCCTCGCGGGTCTAGAAACTGCACCTACTCCGTATCTCCAACAGTTCGCAGGTCTGAAGCAATTCGACGCGATCTCGTGCCAGATGGCGATGCACTACGCATGCTCGTCCGAGGAGACATTCAAGATCTTTCTCAAGAACCTTACTGATCATGGAAAAGGTGTGTTCTTCGGAACCTGTATGGATGGGGCATCTGTCTACTCCGCACTCCTTGGAAAGAAGAGTGCCTTGTTCCGTGCAGACGGTCAGGTCTTCGGTGAGATCACGAAGGCTTATACGGATGGAGATACCTGGCGAGAGGAGTTCGGTCAGATGATTTCAGTGAAGCTGGAGAGCTTCGAGAGGGCAATGGATGAAGCACTAGTTCCCTTCGGAAAGGTGACTGAGCTTATGGCCGAAGCAGGATACGAGCTTGTAACAACAACCATGTTCTCCGATCATTACGCAAAGCAGACTGCGATCACCCTCACACAGGAACATCAGGCATTCTCGTTCCTACACCGCAGCTTCGTGTTTAAGCGTGCAGCCCCAAAGGTTGAGGAGAAGGCCGAAGTGATTGAGATGCCTACTGCAGATGTGCCGGAGCCGGTGGCTGTCGAGGCACCTAAGAAGGCGGTGAGGCACAAGCTCATCAAGAAACCGGTTGATGATAAGCCACCGCCGGAGCCACCGATTCTCTTCTACGGGGCGGATGAGAGCAAGGGTGAGTATCGCTACATGAGCAATATGTTTGTCGCACCCTTTGAAGTGGATGGCGTAACCTTCCCGACCGTGGAGCATTACTTCCAGTGGTCGAAGGCGATGATGTTCGAAGGCAAGGATTCGGAGTCTGCGAAGAAGATGTTGAAGCCTCCGCGTAATAAGGAGTTCACGGAAGCCAAGTCAGTCAAATCCCTCGGTAAGAAGGTGAAGGACTTCAGTGCTGCAACATGGGACGATGCGAAGGATCAGATCATGGAGAAGGGTGTTCGTGCTAAGTTCGTCAACCCGAAGCATGGACTGCTCGAGAAGCTGTTGGCAACCGGCGATCGTCAGATCGGTGAGGCGAACCCCCGTGACAAGTACTGGGGAATTGGCACATCGTCGGAGACCGCAGACGCGAAGGATCCGAAGAAATGGAAGGGTAAGAATATGTTGGGGGTCATCCTGATGAAGCTGCGAAATGAGTTTAAAGAAGCCAAGAAGGAGTAGAGTGGGGGAAACCCCTGAACGCTTATAAGTTAGTGGTAGACTGTCAGATTTCCATTCTGAATGCATGGGTTCGATTCCCGTTAAGCGTATTTACGAGTTTGTCCGAGTGGTTAAGGAGGCAGGCTTAAGATCTGCTGACGCAAGTCGCGTGGGTTCGAGTCCCACAGCTCGTATAGCCGTTGTAGCCCTGCGGCACTCCAAAAACGAATCTCGTTGCACGACGGTAAAGACCGTCTTACAACAAGATGCATACTCGTTCCAAGCGTACAGTGGTTGAGCACACGAACAATGGTCGTCGCTGGACTGTTAAGGATGAGAAGAAGATGGTCCACCTTCGTCGCCATAACAACATGACCTTCGAGCAGATCGCGGATCGTCTCGAGCGTAATCCGGAGGCAATTAAGCTTCGCTTCGAGAAGCTGATGAACGAGCATGGTGAGGGACACAGCGATGCAGCGGAGGTCGTTCGCTGGTTTAATCTCGGTTTCGAGTAATGTGGAACATCAACTTCATTGCCAGTGCGTTGATGGCACTGGTCGTCGCAAATTTATTCATAACAGCCCAAGCGAATGCACCGCTTTCTCCAGTTCACCTCTTTCCCCCACCTCTTTCAGTAGGAAAACAACGATCTTTTTCATCTGGTCGCGATGCGTCCATGTTTACGCAACAAGTGCGTAGACGGGCGATCGTCAATGCCCACTATGGAAACCCAGGGTACGTCTTGCGTGAAACTCCGCATACATCTGGGTTCACCAACGGTGTGCTTGAACTCTCGTTGTCAGGTGTCTGCGAACGGGTGTGTGCCGCAGTTGCTGCAGTGTGCGAGCCGATCCTCGACGCAGGGACATCATCTGACGAGTTCTGCGAGGTGCTGGATGGAAATGGGGATCTGGTCCTCGATGCGGGGACATCAGAAACTGTTGTCTGTTAACAATGAACTGTGGATCCACAAGTGTCAAGTTTTTACTTCGCAGGGACACATTAGCTGTCTGGACAGCATCAACCGTTATCTTAGCCCTTGGAGAACCTAGCGTAGTTACCGATACAGGTCAGATGAAGATTGGTGATGGAATTCACACCTGGAACAATCTTCCATATGTTGGACCTTCTGCGTCGATCATCTTTGATGGAGGGGGTCCTTCGCAGACCTATTCACAGGGTCCCGTTCTTGATTGTGGCAGCATTTTCTGATAAAGACATAAGCGTAGATGCCTTTTATACAACTCCAATTTCGGAGAGGTCTGGCGTCCCAATGGACGGCGGCCAATACCCTGCTCGCACAGGGCGAAATGGGAATTGAAACTGATACCGAACTGTTTAAGATCGGTGACGGTATCCGTCTATGGAACTCTCTTCCCTACGGAGGATTGCGTGGTCAGACAGGTTGGACAGGTCCAACTGGAAACACCGGTCCAACTGGCGTTACGGGTGCAACGGGTCCGATGGCATCCGGTACGAACATTGCGTCCAGTTATGGATATTCGTCAAGCATCGACATTACATCGTCTACGGTTGTATTTCCGTTTAATGAGACGTATTTTCAGCAGGGGACACATATTCATCCGACCTACAATACACGTATCGTGATTGAAGTACCGGGTGTCTACGAAATCATCACATCGATTCAGATTAAAAACACGAATCCGGACCCGACCAACGCGTACACCTGGCTGCGAGTGAACGGTGCTGACGTTCCCTCGACAAACGGCGGTCTTCTTGTTCCATCAAATTCATCTGCCGCATCCTTAGTGGCCGTGCCTTATTTATATCCTCTCAATGTGGGAGATTACATTGAGATCGCTGCCTATTCGCCGTCTGCAAACGTAAGTGCAGTAGCATTTGCCAAGGACGCACATGGTTCAACTCCGGCAGGTCCATCGATTGCGATCAATATCAAGCAGGTTGCGGTTGATATCGGTAAGACCGGTCCGACTGGATATACTGGATTCACCGGATACACGGGCCCAACTGGATTCACTGGACCCACTGGCTTCACAGGCTTTACTGGATTCACAGGTCCAACTGGAATCATTGGTCCTACCGGATACACTGGATTGACTGGTGCAGGATATACTGGTCCAACTGGTCCAACTGGTCCAGTCGGTACGGGTCCAACCGGTATGACTGGATCCACTGGAGTCACGGGTCCAACCGGTCCGCTTGGAACAGGTCCTACTGGATTCACTGGATTCACCGGTCCAACTGGATTCACCGGGTTCACGGGTATAACAGGTCCTACTGGATTCACAGGAGATACAGGATTTACAGGTCAGACTGGCTTTACCGGATTTACCGGATTCACAGGTCCCACTGGGTTCACGGGTATCACGGGTTCGACTGGCTTTACTGGGTTCACTGGACCGACCGGATTCGCAGGTCCTACTGGCATCACGGGTTCCACTGGAATTACGGGTTCGACTGGACCTATCGGATTCACAGGTCCTACTGGGTCCACTGGATCCACGGGCTTTACGGGCTTTACCGGAATCACCGGAGATACTGGTCCTACAGGGTTCACAGGTATCACGGGTTCGACTGGAATCACGGGGTCGACTGGCTTAACGGGATTCACAGGTCCCACTGGGTCCACCGGATTCACTGGCCCCACTGGCCCCACTGGAGTTACTGGTTTCACCGGCCAGACCGGATTCAGTGGACCTACAGGCTTCACTGGACCAACCGGACCTACTGGAATCACAGGTCCTACTGGGTTCACGGGACAGACCGGATTCACTGGACCTACAGGGTTCACCGGATTCACTGGCTTCACGGGTCAAACTGGATTCACCGGAATCACTGGAGATACTGGACCAACTGGGTTCACTGGATTCACAGGTCAAACTGGATTCACAGGATTCACAGGCTTTACAGGTCCTACAGGGTTCACGGGATTCACCGGTACAACTGGCCCTACCGGATTCACGGGATTGACTGGCTTCACAGGTCCAACCGGCGTTACTGGATTCACTGGCCCAACTGGCCCAACTGGAATCACAGGGACCACCGGCCCTGTAGGACATGGATACGCGACTCTTGTCCCAACAAATTCTTATGTTCTTGGTCCCGGTGAGATTGGATATCAGCTCTCGGGTTCATTCTTCGCAATTCCAACGGCCCAGCTAGGGAATGTTGCACGTGTCGATCAAGTCTATGGCAACGATTCGACAGCGTACATCGGTGGTCTTCCCTTTGCAACCGTTCCTGCTGCGATCTCTGCCGTGATTGGAACGGGTTCGGTCGCAACCCCTCAATTCTCCAATACAGCCATCTGGGTGCTTCCCGGAGTGTACAACATCTCGCCCACAGGCACCAATGGAACCATCACGGACAGCAAGGGTGCTACGATTTATCCTTTGCTCCAACTTCCTGCGACAACTGCCTTGCGTGGAATCAGTCTTCAAACCTGTACAATCCAATGCTCCAATCCTTCGCAAAACACGGCACTGTTCTACGTTGAAGCGAACACTCGCATGGAAGATTTGACGATGACGTTAGGGAGTTCCTCGTATGCTGGATCTAACAATCTAGTGGGTCTGTATTTCAACAGCACGGCAACCGTGACCGCTAAAGTTCGAACATCTGTGTTGAACTTGTGTAATGCTGCGATGCCGTATACGTCCTCAAACAATCTCTACGGTGTCCAGTTTGACGGAATCGGTGGGTCCTTCACGACCTTCTCGTTCAACTGCTACAAGGGTTCCACCATCAACGTCTACGGCAACGGGTCAGGAAACAAGCGAGGTATCATTGTGACGAACAGCAACATCGCAACCTTGCGAGATACGAACGTCTACGTCGCAGCCCCACCGACCAACGCTGCGTTTACAGGTTCGTATGTCGGTATTGAAACGGCTGATGCGAACAATGTGGGGTCTATCCAATTACGGTCGACAACTATCGGAAGTGTTCAACCGACAGGGTCGCAAACCTATACGGCCTCTGATATTTTGCAAACAAACCCTACGACCATCGCAAACCCAACGTATTTGGCTTCACCGGGAATTCAGATTGGTCCAGGAACAGACTTGGTGACCAAGACCGCAGGAGGTAGGGGATTCTCGACCTTCATCTACCCAACGACTCTCTTCTATGGGGCGATTGGAACCTTGAATACATCTGGAAATCCAGGAACAGGAACGCCAGCCTATTTGTGGCCAGGTTCGGTGACCATTCATGCAAGTGGTGGACAATTCATTCAGTATCCTGACGTATCGACGACTCCTCCGTACTATCGTGTTCAACAGCCGCTCATTTTGTCCGGAATGACGGCATCGCTGGCAGTGGGACCAGGAACGGGACATACGACAACTCTCACGGTGCGAAAGACACCTGCCGGAGGTGCCATCGCAGATACTGCGTTTTCTCTGGTCTTTTCGAATGCAGTCACGAACCTCTCCAAATACGACGCATCCGTAAACTTCGCAGCAGGTGACTACATCCATCTCCGAATCTCCTATGACGCAGCTGCGAATGCGACCCAAGATGTTTCCGTTCAGTTAGATTTGTTCTGATTTCTTTGCGACGATACAGTAATGGCGACGTTCGAGTACGTCAAGATTGGCGACGGCGTAACACCGTGGTCCAGTCTTCCGTACGTGGCTGGATTTCCAGGACCTACTGGACCGCGAGGGTTGGTAGGTGAACAAGGTCAGGCAGGTGTATCTGGCGGTCTGATTCTCCAATTAGATTATCCCACGACAGTGAATCCTTGGACAACAACATTGTCGGGGAGTTTGTTAACATCATTTAATGTAGGAACTCAAGTAGACATTACGGTTCCTGCGAATACTTTGAATGCCCATGTTGCGTCGTTCACGATTCCGGCTGCCTCCCTGCCTGGTGCGGTGGCTGTAGGTGGATTGTGGGACATGAATTTGTATGCGACACCTGGTGTGCCATCCTCTCCACCTACCTTCTATTTTAGTGTCTACGACAACTCCACGCTTGTAGCAGCAGGTTCAACTACCGATGCCGAAGCCGTGAACACTGCGTCACCCATGCAACAATATACCTACTCGCTCTACGTCCCTGCACACACCTACGCGACAAACTTGACGGTTCGCTTATATGCAACGACTCCAGTTGGAAGTTCGCTGACGATTGGACTTCGCGATGGCACTCCCAGTCATATTCATACGACACTGGTGTCGGTTGGTTCCGTTGGTCCCACCGGAGTGACTGGACCGCAGGGTCTTACCGGTCCCACTGGCTTCACCGGTAGTACCGGTTCAACTGGAGTCACTGGCCCAACGGGTGCGACAGGATTCACAGGTATCACGGGTTCGACTGGATCCGCGGGTCCTACCGGATTCACTGGGTTCACAGGTATCACAGGTTCGACTGGATCAACAGGCTTCACTGGGTTCACGGGATTCACGGGTCCAACTGGATCGACGGGATTCACGGGTATGACAGGTCCAACTGGATCAACAGGTCCTAAAGGTGCAGATTCGGTTGTGACTGGGCCTACGGGACCTGCTGGGGCTCCAGGTTCTGGTGGAGGCGGTTCAGTATCGATCACCGGATCCACTGGATGGGGAAGCGTGTTAACAGTTGCAACAGGTGGCACGGGGGTGTTTGGTAATTCGAATATGACGTTTGATGGCACGACTCTGAACGTGAAGGGATCGGGTGGACTTAACATGAGTAACAACCCGATTAACAATATATCCAGTGCCCTTTTTGCCCCTGTTTATGCAGGTGCTAATCCCAACGCAAGTGCCGGAGGTCAGACATATGGTACGTTCGTATCAAATTCAGTAGCGTATGCATATCATATCTTCACATCAACTCCAACGTCAACGTTTGCTGTAACACAGTCAATCACAAATGCAACTGTTCTTGTTGTAGGTGGAGGAGGAGGAGGAGGAGCTCAGACTGGAGGTGGTGGAGGAGGAGGAGGAGCTGTATTCCTCACATCGCAGTCGATTGCAGCTACGAGTTATACAGTGACAGTTGGATCTGGTGGAAATGGATCCGGTGGTTCTCCGCCAGGACTAAATGGTGGAAATTCTTCATTCAATTCCATTGTCGGTACTGGCGGTGGATCGGGAGGTGGGTATCCTCCACCCTATACTGCTGGGTCAAACGGTGGATGTGGCGGAGGCGGCAGTGGTGCAAGCGGAGGTGCCGGTACAAGCTCACAGGGATACTCAGCGGGTACTGGAAGCTCTGGCGGCGGCGGAGGCGGAGGTGGTGGCATGGGGTCTGCGGGTGGTAATGCTACACAGCCCGCAGGTTGGGTTGGAGGAAATGGAGGAAATGGAGCCAGCTACACGATTGCCGGAACAACGTATGTAGTTTCAGCCGGTGGTGGTGGTGGGTCTTTCAATGCAGGTGCGGGCAGTGCACCCGGTACAGGTGGAACAGGTGGTGGTGGAAATGGAGCAATAGGTGGTCTCACTGGGTATAATGCTACAGGAATAGGTTGCGGTGGTGGCGGTGGAGCTGGAGGTGGAACATATGGTGGTGGAAATGGGTCAGCGGGTATTGTGATCATTCAATATCCATTGAGTCAATTTGCAGGTGCAACATCTCCAGTTACTGTTGGAACCATCACCGGAGACTCGCTATCCAACTTAACCATCGCACCCACCAGCAATGTTCGACTCCAAGGACCCACAGAATGGCGGTACATCACCTCCAACGTATCGGGAAATGGAGTTACCATCGACTTAACAGCATCCTCCAATTACTATTCGACTACATTCAGGCTGACTGGATCTTCGGCCACACTTAACTTCGCAGCCCCATCATCAACTCTGTCTGGAATCTGGTGGACGTTCTCTAATGCGTATAGTGGGGCCCAAACACTGACCTTCGCAGGAACCTACACTGGGTTGACAACGCCATACACACTTTCTTCAAACACATCCATCACAATCTACTCGGATGGCACAAACTATCGCGTATCAACTGGTGGGGCTGGACCAACCGGATTCACCGGGTTCACCGGGTTCACTGGTTCGACTGGCTTTACTGGGTTCACGGGTATTGCCGGACCAACTGGATTTACTGGGTTCACTGGGTTCACGGGTCCCAAAGGTGCAGATTCGGTTGTGACTGGACCCACTGGGCCTGGATCACCCGGAGGAACTGGACCCACTGGGCCTGGATCACCTGGAGGAACTGGACCTACTGGACCTGCAGGATACGGATCTACCGGACCACAGGGTGTGCAGGGTTTTCAGGGCAATCCTGGTCCACAAGGCACAGCTGGATATACTGGACCACAAGGCATACAGGGTCTACAGGGTATACAGGGATGGACTGGGCCTACTGGACCCATCGGAACGGGACCTACTGGGCCTATTGGAGCCGCATCGACTGTGACTGGACCGACCGGTCCGGCAGGTTCCGGTGGCGGAGTCGCAAGTTCAGTATCGATCACCGGATCCACCGGATGGGGAAGTGTGATCACGGTCGCAACAGGTGGAACGGGGTTGTTTGGTAACTCGAACATGACCTTCTCGGGGTCAACACTCACTCTCAATGCGTCGCAGAACATGTGTAACAACTCGATCACGAACGTGTGCAACGTAGGGTTGACGTACACAGCTCCGTTTGCTCCCACATCAGTCAGCGGTTGCACGCTGTGGCTCGATGGTGCGGACACATCGACCATGACCTTTAGCAGTGTATCAAACCTCGCAACATGGAGGGATAAATCGACCAGTCTGTATACAGCGAGCAACTTCGGAACTCCAGTTTATGCCCCGAACATCCAAAATACACGCGGAGTGATTCAGTTCGCGGGTGGAGGCGGTGTAACAGTTCCATCGTTCGTCCTTTCGCCACAGATGAGCGTGTTTATGGTCTATTACCCGAACGGCCAAGGAACGAACGGTCCACCCATTGAACATTCGAGCAACTCATCGCTCTATCCCGGATTCTTAGTCGAGTCTGGAATCTCCAACTTTTTGATCCGCACGAGTATCCCCGCCCCGAGTGGAGTCACGTTCACACAGTCTGGAACCACAGTGGTTGGTGCGTGGTCAGCCTATACCGGTGCGTCGACATATTTTTACACGCTGTATTCCAACTCGATTTACTCGTATAACGGAACGGCAGTATCTGGGGCGTCAGCTACACTTACCGCACCCACTGCAACGTTCACCTATTCTTCACCGACTTCGGGTACATATTATTACTACACAGTGAGCGTTACAACGTCGGTAGGCACATCACTCCTGGCGACGAGTGGGATTGTGCAATATATTCCCAATATTACGCCGAGTGTAACCGTTACAAATTCGACATCTACTGCTACGGTTTCTGGTACGACCTATTATTATTTTAAAACAACTGGTAGTACATCAACAACAATCACAAACTCTGGATATTCTTTCAATATATTTGTCCTAGGAGGAGGAGGTGGTGGTGGAAACTATGGTGGCGGCGGTGGTGGTGCTGGTGGTCTTGTACAATTAACTTCAGTTTTGACCTCTGGGACATACAGTGCTATCGTAGGCACAGGGGGTAATGCGTCATCTGGACTATTTAGTTCTGGAACAAATGGTACCAACTCTCAATTTTGTAATGCAACAACTGCTCTAGCAACGGCGATTGGAGGTGGGTATGGCGGCAATGGCGGTGGGTCTGGGAGCAACGGTGCCAGCGGTGGTTGCGGTGGTGGTGGTGGTTCAGCATCTGTAGGTACTTCGGCAACAGGAGGCGTAGCTACATCGGGACAAGGTTATGCAGGCGGTTCTGCGACAGGAGCAGGGGCGGGCGGTGGTGGTATTGGAGGAGCAGGTTGTAATGCTACCGTTACTAACCAGGGCTCTCTTGGTGGAATTGGTATCACATACTCAGATGGAAACCAATATGGAGGTGGAGGTGCTGGACCAAGCCAACAATCAGGCACTCGTGTTCTTGGGACATATGGAGGCGGCTCAGGTGAACTCGCTGGTGCTAACAATGCAACCAAGGGTAGTAACAATACTGGTGGTGGTGGTGGAGGACTTTGGAATGGTACATCGGATAATTCTGGTGGTTCTGGTATCATTATTCTCTCAGCTCCGCCACAAACAACACCCGCCCCAACCTCCCCAACTCTCTCGATCGTCTCTGGCACGGCCACTCTTGGCTGGACTGCGGCTTCTGGAGCATTAACCTACAACTGGTCTCTCTACAATGCGGGAACATCAAACAGCTACACTGGAACAATCCTTACTGGACCTTCGAACACCGCTTCGACGAACGCGACTGTGTCATCTGGACTAACTCTTGGAAACTACTACTATTTCACAGTTCAGTCGTCTAATGCTTCAGGCGTGTCGCCATATACACCTTCGTCAATCGTGCAATATGTTCCCAGTCCTGATAACTTGACACTTGTAGTGACCTCATCCAACGCCACATTGGGCTGGACGTCAGTTAGTGCAGGACAGTATTACTACACGTTGTTTTCCAATACGACATCTTCCACATCAGGGGCAACTGCTCTGGTGTCCAATGTAACCTCTAGCACATCCGCAGTGGTGACACAAACGGCGACAAGTGGAAAATACTACTATTACACGATCTATCAAATCAGTTCTTACGGAACATCGTCGACCTACACAAGTACGATTACACAATTCATTCCGTACCAAGTCCTCATAGTCGGAGGTGGTGGTGCTGGTGGAAAGGGTGGTGGTGGCGGTGGCGGCGGCGGTGCTGGGGCACTACAGCTTTTTACAAATCAATCCTTAACGGTCGGTACTTCCTATACAGTTTTAGTTGGTGCTGGAGGAAGTGTTGCAACAGCAAACGTTCCAACCAATGGTGGATCATCTACTTTTGGGTCTACTACAGTTCTCGGTGGAGGACGTGGAGCGACATATCCTGGAGGAGGGGGAGTCACTGCTGGTAATGGTGGATCAGGCGGTGGAGGAGGTAACGATGCACCAACCGGTGGAACGGCTTCTGGTCCCAATACATTTGCGGGAGGTACGGGATACGGATACCCACCTGGTTCGGGTGCTGGTGGTGGTGGAGCAACCGGAGCTGGCTATCCAGGTACTATAACTGGTGCTGGAAATGGTGGTCAAGGGTATACACTTACGAATATTGATTCCAATTTAACATCGGCTAACTTTTCTTGGTTGTCTGGAATGACTGTGATTGCCTCGGGTGGCGGCGGCGGTGTACAAGGGGCTGGAACCACATATGCAATTGGTCTAGGTGGAACGGGAGCTGGTAATGGCGGAGGTGACGGAACTGGCCAAGGAAATGCGACTACAGCTACTTCATTCGGATCGGGTGGAGGAGGATCGCCTGGTAGTGGTACTAGCCTCCCTTCAGGTGGATATAGTGGTCTTGTTGTTGTTAAAATTTCGGGAATTTACACCGCAACGTCCACAACTGGTTCACCTACGAGAACCGTCGTTGGTGGAAATACATATTACGCATATACTACAGTTGGAACGTGGAATTTCACAGCATAGTTAATTGTCCTTATCTAAAACAATGGCGACCAGTGTAGGGTCAACAAATCTAACAACTACCAACACATGGCAGTTGTTAGAGGCAATCAATCCCGATCCATCGCAGTCCTCCACGATGGCGGTCTACACAAATGGAACCCTTGTTGCTTCTGGAATCACTCAATCCGGAACAACTGCGGTCACTGCACCTCTTTTTATCAACGGACAAGGTGGAACGTCCACAAATTCGTATCCTTCGTATCTCGCGGAGATGATTGCATTCAACACCGGATTGTCGTTATCCAATCGACAGCTGATTGAGGGATACTTGGCCTGGAAATGGGGACTTCAAGCAAGTCTTCCGAATACACATCCGTATTACTCCGCAACTCCATCGGCTGGAACCACAAGTGTCGGAAATCTTACAGTCGACGTAACGGGAAACATCCAAGTCGCACCGAACAATAACTTCCGCATCACAGGCCCAACTGAATGGCGAACGAACATGATTACGGTCAGTGGAACCTCTTTGACGATTCCTACACCGACAACTGGTATTCCAAGCACGAACTCTGCTGCACTGTATACCATCACAAACACCGGGTTCAACGCACTGACTCTGCCGACGTACACCACGTCGTCACCTGGTGTGTTCTGGACGCTCGCAAATTCAACTGCATCGAATTTGACCATCTCAATTACCTACACATCCGGATCTGGACTGGGATCTACGCTCACATTGAATGCCGGAACATCAGTCAACATCTACTGGACAGGATCCGCATTTACATCAATCCGTGGACAGGGTCCGACTGGGGCTACCGGTCCAACCGGAACCACAGGTCCAACCGGTGTGGCTGGAACTACTGGTCCAACCGGACCCGGATTCACAACCATTACGACGCCCGGAAGCAACTTCGTTCTGACTACCGCAAATTCTACATCTTCCAATACAGCAGTCGCTAATTCCAATTTGACGTTTAATGGGTCTACTCTGGCTGTGACTGGGAACGTGACCACGACATCCACAACCTCAAACTCGATTGGGGGTGTTACGTTGAGTAACGGAAACGCAACTTCATCTTCACTGAATGTTGGCCGAGTATTCGTCTTACCAGTCACAACCAATAATTATTCGATCATAGGCTTATCTGGTGGAAACGCCACTGGATATATCTACGGTGACTACCAACTTCTCGGTGATGGTATTCACATAGGTTATAACGCATACGGTTCAAACGGTGCATGGGTCAATCCAGCTTCGTACTACAATACCAGGATTTCGTTTGGATACGGCTATATCGGAATGTATTATGGAACTGTAACCGGCAATGCAACAGCTGGTCCGAGCAATGTTGCATTATTCATGGATGGTACCAACGGACGTATAGGTATCGGCTGCAATTCTCCACAAACAGCTCTGGATGTGAATGGAAGTGGTCGTTACGTCACAAACGGAACCGTATCAACCTCCGCATGGGGAGGCTACTATGGAACAGACACACTTGCCGTCATAACGAACGCACCAGTCGGTGTCAATTCAAACGGTGTTGCATCAATCTTATTTGCAAACTCTACGCAGGCGAACTTTCCGTATGGTCGTATTGCTACGATTGACCAACAGGTCGGTAATGGTGCATTTGCATCTACGATGGTGTTTCAGACAAACGGTGGTGGCGTTTCGTTGGCCGAACGCATGCGAATCAATTCGAACGGGTATGTAGGTATCGGCTGTAATGCACCTACTTATATGTTAGACGTAGCCGGAACCATCAATACATCTGCAGCCCTTCACGTGAGTGCTACAGCGGGTGCGTCGACTACCGGTCTTTTAAAATTAGCATCTGCATCAAGTGCGAACTATATTCAATCCGGACTTAGCACGACAAACGGATCTGTCGCCCCGCTGTTTTTCACGAGTATGAACGCCGTCAATACATGGATGACGATTGCGTCAAACGGTTCTGTAGGCATCGCCACAACAACCCCAGCAACAGCCCTCGATGTGAATGGTGGTGTCACCATTCGCAACGGCTATCGTCCAACGTACTCTAACGTATCATCTGGAACATCGCTGACGATCAACGCCAACACGTACGGTACTCATTTCAATATCACTACGTCTGCATTGACCGGCATCACACTTCCAACGGTGACTGGATCGACGGACTCGAACGCGTATTGGGTATTCCGCAACAACACCGCAGGCTACCTGTCCATCACGTTCACCTACACCACAGCGGGAACCACCTACCCCGCAAACCCGGTCACGATTCCACCCGCGAACTCCTTGACGATGATGGTGACGTATCCTAGTTCAGTTTTAGGGTATGTTTTGTTCTAAGTATACAATGTTGGCGACCTCCAAAAGCATCTCTGGGTTTGACCCACGAAGTATTCCTGGGTGTGCGTTGTGGTTGGATGCAGCAGATGCTTCGACCGTCGTTCTTGGCACTGGATCAAACATAAGTCAATGGAGAGACAAGTCGGGCAATGGAATATACGCATCTCCCTCTAACGGTGCATCTGGAGTGATTCCAACGTATTCGAACTCGGCTGTTTACATTAATAACGGAGGATCAGCAACGTATAATTCTTCGACCTATACGTGTTTGGCAATCAACTCTAACTTTCAATTAGGCACAAGCTTTACGTTGTTTGCGGTATTTAACTTCACGACTACGACTGGATATCAGTCAATTTATCAAAATTCTCGCGGAACGAATGCTGGTGGAACCATACTATCAGTTGGAAACACTCAGATTCTTGAGTTTGGTGCAGACCAAACCACTCAACGAAACATAAGCAGTGGTCAGGGGTTTACAAATTTTGGAACAACTCGAAGTGTTGTATCGTTTCACTCTACACCCGCTTCACTCTACTTATATCAAAATGGTTCTGTTCTAGCCTCTAATGTCACTGCTGCGACTCTTCCAACAACTGATGTTGGTCCGTTTCCAAACATCGGCGGTGGATATACTGACAACAGATGGGGAACTGGGTACTTTAATGAAATAATCTGCTACACTGCCGAACTCACCACCACCCAACGCCAATCCATCGAAGGCTATTTGGCCTGGAAGTGGGGGCTTAATAACAACTTGCTTCCATATTCCGTAACAACACTGGCGGGAAGTACGCAAGGTTCAACCAATGCTACAGGTACATCCGCAACCTTTTTCCATCCTATTTATTCGTGTACCGATAACCTAGGTAATCTATACGTATGCGACCGCGACAATAACCGTGTTCGCAAGATCGTGATTTCAACTGGAGTTGTAACAACATTTGCAGGAAGCTCACAGGGTTCCGCAGATGGTACCGGCACAGGTGCAACCTTCAATGTTCCTAACGGAATCGTATACGATAGTCAGGGAATTCTGTATGTTGCAGACACAAACAACCACCGTATCCGCAAGATCGTGGTTTCGTCTGGCGTTGTGACTACGATAGCTGGCAGCACGATTGGGTTTACGGATGCAACGGGAACAAGTGCACAATTCCGGTACCCAGGCGGTATGTATTTGGCTACATCCGATATTCTCTACATTGCCGATATTGACAACAATCGTATCCGTAAACTGGTTATTTCAACAGGTGTGGTTACCACATTGGCTGGAAGCGGAACAGCAACGTCTACTGATGGAACTGGCACGGGTGCAACATTCACTGGTCCATGCGGAGTTACTGGAGATGGTGCCGGAAACCTCTACATTGGAGAGAACGGGCAGAAGATTAGAAAAATCGTGATATCATCGGCTGTAGTTACAACCCTTGCTGGAAGCGGCACATCTACATTTGCAGACGGAGTAGGAGCGGCGGCAGGGTTTTATTATCCTCAGGGGATTGTCTATGATGGAATTGGGAATCTCTATGTTGGTGATGCCCAAAACAACCGCATTCGTAAGATCGTGATTGCGACAGCATCTGTAACAACCATCGCAGGAAGTGCTACTGCCACATCGGTCGATGGAACTGGTGCTACTGCCACATTCAACTACCCGATTGGAGTTACGCTTGATTCGGCGGGTATATTATATGTATGCGACTTCAACGGCAACCGTGTTCGTACAATCAATACCAGATCTATACACCCCTTCTATTCTACTCCAGCGTTCTCGAGGCCGTTTGGACCTACCGATATTCCTGGATGTGCGTTGTGGTTGGATGGGGCGGATTCATCTACATCATCTATGACGTTCAGCTCGGGAAGTAACTTGAGTGTGTGGAAAGATAAATCAGGTGCTGGGAATAATTTTAGCTTGACGGCTGGAACGACTTCAAACATACTTGACGGAGGATATTCAGTTGTTAATTTCCCATCGGGTGCTATCATGACTTCGGCTAATCGGATCACGTTTACCACATCGTCTGCGTTTTTCATAGTATCAAAGGTAACCAATACTACCTATTTTTGTTATCTATTAGGTTTTTCAGATATCTTTTCTGGAGATCTTGGAATAAAGTATCTATACGGTATCTTAACCGGAACACCTGCGTCAAGTCAATCTTATGGTGCAGGTGAGTTAGGAAGTACTACGTATTACGTGAATGGTAGTTTTAATCCGAACTTTGGAAGCAACTATTATACGAATGTATACGCAATCATCGATACAGTTGCTCCTGTGTCGGGCGGCACTTCTTATCTTACGTTATCATCCGCTTTTTATAGTCGCTATTTCATAGGTAACGTTGCGGAATTCCTCTTCTATCCCGGAGGAGTGACATCATCCCAACGCCAACAAGTCGAAGGATATCTCGCGGCCAAATGGGGACTCCTGAACAACTTGCCGGGCAAGACCTTGTCGCCACTGAATATTCCTGGATGTGCGTTGTGGTTGGATGGGGCAGATCCGTTAGCAGGGGCTTTACCTGCTAATGGGGCGACCGTGTCTACGTGGTATGATAAGTCGGGAAATGGGTATAATGCGACAGGAGGTGTTTCGCCCACATACAATAGTTCTCAAAAAGCCATCACGTTTAATGGCTCTTCTTGGCTAACAACCTCTTATTCTTCTGTACCGACGAATGAAACAGCATTTATTGTATTTCAAACTACTACAACAGCACTAGCAGCCAGTTGTTTTATGATCGGGCCAACAAATAATGGGGGGCGTTTACTCTTGTCTGTGAATGAAAATGACGGATTTGGACTTTCCTTTAAGATTGGTTCTTATTTCGTCGCTAATGGTTCGCGAATTGTTCACGCACAAAATCAAATCTGTCTTGGAACAGCAACGGTCGCTTCAACGACATCATGTGTATATTTAAATGGAATACAGGGTCCTAATTCTTCATTAACCTACAGTGGTACAGGAACGACTCAAATAGGAACTGCTGCTTCTGGTGGCCTACCAGCTGCTTTTTATATTGGATACATCTATGAAATAGTTATCTACAACACATCCCTTACCACCACCCAACGTCAATCCGTCGAAAACTACCTGATGTCCAAGTGGGGCATTAGCAACGTCACGTCACACCCCTTCAAATCCATCCCACCTTCTACATCACAACCTCCCCAGTTTCAAGAAGTGACCCCTGGAAACTGGACGTATGATTGGAAGCCTTATTTGAGTAACTTGGCTGCTGCGAATTCTAGTGGTGTTACGGTTACGAGTTCGAATCTTACGGGAGGAGGGACTTATACAGCGAATGGGTGGATGGGAGGCGTTCTTGCTCCAAACGGGAACATCTATTTTGCCCCTTACCAGGCAACGAATATCCTTGTCTTAAATCCAACAACAAGTGTAACCTCGAACTTGACAGGTGGGGCGACGTATACATCGAGTGGATGGTCGGGAGGCGTTCTTGCTCCAAACGGGAACATCTATTTTGTACCTAATTTTGCAACAAACATCCTTGTTCTGAATCCAACAACAGGCGTGACGTCGAACTTGACGGGTGGTGCGACCTATACTACACAGGGGTGGAACGGAGGTGTTGTTGCTCCAAACGGGAACATCTACTTTGCTCCCCGCGTTGCTGCAAACTTCCTTGTTCTGAATCCAACGACGGGTGTGACGTCGAACTTGACGGGTGGGGCGACGTATACGACAAATGGATGGCAGGGAGCAGTTCTCGGCCCAGATGGAAATATTTACTGCGTGCCCGGAAATGCAACAAACATCCTTGTTTTGAATCCAATAACAGGTGTAACCTCAAACTTGACTGGTGGAGGGACGTATACAACAAATGGATGGTCTGGAGGCATTCTTGCTGCGAATGGTAACATTTACTTTACACCTGCGTCTGCAACGAATATCCTTGTCTTGAACACAGCGACTAAAGTGACGTCAAACTTGACGGGTGGAGGGACGTATACAGCGGGTGCATGGTATGGTAGTGTACTTGGTCCAACTGGTAATATTTATTGTGTACCGAGCGGTGGGACGAACATTCTTGTATTGAATCCAACAACAGGTGTAACCTCGAACTTGACGGGTGGGGCGACGTATACATCGAGCAGTTGGTGGGCAGGTGTTCTTGCTCCAAACGGGAACATCTACTGTGCCCCTTGGAATACCACAAATGTTCTAAAAATCAACTTCGCCGGTCTTTCCCAAACACCCTCTTCCAGTTATTGCCTCTCACCCTATGCGAACAAAATGTAATTTACGCCTTACTCACATGAATCCTCACGCTATTCCCCTCGAAGGAGAACGACACGACAATGCCCGTGACGAGGGCCTGGATGTTGGCCACGACGGATCCCATGTCGGTCCCAGTAAGGTAATTGATATACGCATTCACATCACGCCTCACTCCATCGGCACAAAGGTCGGGGGGTGTGACGGAGAACGACTGAATCACATAGATACCCGGAAACCCAGCGGCTGCCCACTGGAACAGCTGTGGACGGTACTGATCACGCGTAGGGTTCACGAGGGCGTTCAGGGATGTGCGGTCGACTGACTCCTTCTCCACGATGACTGCGTGACTGGCCATCAACTCCTCCATCGTGACGATAGTGGGTGCCTCGACTGTACCCGTCTGTGCATTGGGGAAGAGGGTCATGATGTCGATGGGTCCAGTCGGTCCAGTTGCTTCCACACTCTCGACGAGTCCAGTGGGTCCAGTTGCCTCCACACTCTCAATTCCGGTGGGTCCGGTAGGTCCAGTTGCCTCCACACTCTCGACGGGTCCAGTGGGTCCAGTTGCCTCCACATTCTCAATCGGTCCAGTCGGTCCACTTTCGTCCATTTATTACTATGTATAGATAAGGATGTCAACTGGACCGCAAGGTATACAGGGTCTACAGGGCATACAGGGTCTGCAGGGCATAGTCGGCCCGACCGGACTTCAGGGACCTGTTGGAATTCAAGGAATTGCGGGGTTACCGGGTGGACCAACGGGTCCTACAGGTCCAGGGAGCGTAGGAGGAGCCGCAAGTTCGGTGTCGATCACTGGTTCCACTGGATGGGGGAGTGTGATCACTGTCGCAACAGGTGGCACGGGACTGTTTGGTAACTCGAATATGACATTCAATGGGACGACTTTGGTGGTCAATGCAAATCAGAACCTCTGTAACAACACGATTTCCAACGTAAACAGCGTGAACCTGACGTATATTCCTCCATTTACCCCTGCAACGGTCAGTGGCTGTGCATTGTGGCTCGATGGTTCAGATACGACATCCATGACGTTCACTGGTGGGACATCAAACCTCACAGCGTGGAAGGACAAATCAACCAATTCATACACAGCTACTAATTTTGGAACCCCCGTGTATGCCCCGAACATTAAGAACTCACTCGGAGTGATTCAGTGTGCGAGTGGATCAGGCGTGACCGTACCCTCTTTCGCAATTTCTCCTCAAATGAGTGCATTCATTGTATATTATCCGAACGGCCAAGGAACGAACGGTCCGCCGATTGAACAATCGAGCAACATTACGACATATCCTGGTTTCTTGGTGGAGCCCGCTATCTCCAACTTTGTGATCCGTACGAGTATGCCCGCCCCAATTGCATCTGGACTTCGCTATCAGTTCGATGCTGCAAAGAATGTACCGACAACAAGTGGCTGGACGGATGCGAACGGATACGGTAATCTTACATTGTACAACTCTCCTACGGTCACAACTGGACCTGTGAATTATGTAACATTCAACGGAACAAATCAATATGGTGGTAGCGTGGATATGACTGGCCTATCAGCCTTCACGGCTACACTATGGGTTCGCACAACTAGTACAGCTGATAATGGAGTCTTTTATCTAGACCCATACTTTATAGGACAAGATTCGGCAGGGTCAGGTAGCCAAGATTTTGGGATAGTCATGGGCAGTGGATATGCAGGAGTCTGGTCTGGATTACAATCTGGAGGCGATCCAGCAAATCTAGCACAAGTGTCTACAAGTTCTCCAAACTATATTGCAGGTGGTGCGTGGGTTGAACTAACGGTTACATCTAGTTATACGAATGGTACAAAACTTTACATAAACGGAACACAATTCGGTTCGGCTCTTACAGCAAATCAAACAACACAGGCTGGTCAGAACTGGTATATTGGAGCATCTCAACGCGGCTACGCGGGCGGTGGGGTAGGCTCTTGGGCGGCAACATCCATTTCAGTTGTACTCCTTTACACTCGTGAGCTTTCATCAACCGAAGTTACTACGAATTTCACATCCTATCGTGGTCGGTTCGGAGTGTAATGTATGCCTAGTTAATTGTCCTTATCTAAAACAATGGCGACCAGTGTAGGGTCAACAAATCTAACAACTACCAATACATGGCAGTTGTTAGAGGCACTCAACCCAGACCCATCGCAGTCCTCCACGATGGCGGTGTATACCAATGGAACGGTACAGGCGTCCGGAACAACGCAGTCCGGAACGACCGTTGTGACCGCACCTATTTTTATCAACGGACGGGCTGGAACGTCCACGAACTCCTATTCTTCTTACATAGCTGAGGTAATTATCTTCAATACGGCCCTTTCGTTATCGAATCGGCAATTGATTGAGGGATACCTTGCACAGAAATGGGGATTCCAATCAAGTTTACCATCCGGACATCCATATTATACTGCGTCTGTCCCTACCGGTATACTTACATCGGTAGGTAACGTAACGGTCGACACAGTGGGCAATATCAAGATCGCACCCACTAGCAACATCCGCCTCCAAGGACCTACTGAATGGCGGTACATGACCTCCAATGTAGCAGGAACCACGGTTGATTTGACTGCCTCATCCAATTATTACGCGACCATCTTCAGGCTGACTTCTGGACCTTCGAACGTACTTAACTTCGCAGCCCCTTCGCCCACGTTGGCCGGTGTATGGTGGACATTCTCGAATGCATATGGTTCTAGTCAGACATTGACCTTTACTGGAACCTATACGGGTCTTACCTCTCCGTACACACTTACATCGGGTTCATCTGTTACCATCTATTCTTCTGGTTCAAACTACTACAGTAAACCAGTTTAATCCGCCCCGCCATACTTCTTGTAATACTCCGAGTACGACATCGGAAGAGGGCCGGTACTTGTGGTCTGCACCGCCGTAGGTGCGAACCTCTGAAACAGACGCTGTCCGACGAGAGTCGATGCCTGCTCATCTGTAAGCTCACCCTTCTCAATCTTTCGCTTCAACGCCAGCATCTCAAAAAAGGTAGAATCCAGCCGATCCTCTGCGTGCATCTGCCACAGACTCGGGAAATTGAAAAAGAGAAACTCGTTCTCCGTCTTCATCTTCTCCATAAACTCCTCTCGACGAAGATGCCTCCACTTCTTCTTCGAGTGATCCATATTGCGAACCAGTGCCTGAATCTCGGTCGCGGTAAGCTCCTTGTCAGAGATGTTCCGCTCTCCCTCGGCAACTTCAGTCGGAGTAAGCTCTCGGGCTGCCATTTTCATGATTATGAATAGAATGTATAAGCGGTTGTAACGCAGTCATCAATTGTCCGCACTCTTCTTGCGTTGTCATTCCGGTCAGGATGATGTTCCCAGTCCTGAACACCTTCGCAATCCACTTCGCATCTGGAAAGTAGATCTTGACTGCGGGATACACTGCGGGTTCGTATTCTGTTCGCACTCCTGATTTGCGTAGAGATGCGTAGAGTGTCTCTCTTGATAAACTCGTAACCTCTTGCAACCTCGTCTTGTAATTCATGAGAACAACCCTTCGGATCTCCTGCGTCCATGCGTGAATCGGGGCTACGTCATCCGGAACTCCGACTGCCTGCGGACACGTAGCCAGAATATGCTTCCTTAACCGAGCCATGACCGAACGATCATACCTCTCGTCCAGAACGCCCGTGATGTGAAACACGCCGTTCTGGAAGATCTTGACCGTAATCTCCTTCTGTTTCAATTCCCCACCACCATCATCAAGACTGACAAGCGTAATCGAATTATGACCGAACCCAGTTGTTCGCTTTGCTGGTGCTTTCTTTGCACGACGCTTAATCAGGTCACGACGCGAAGATCCCCTAGACGGAACACCCTGTTTCTCGATCTTGATGATCGACTCCGTCAATGGGAGGGATTCCAGAAGGAGGTTCGTGTTCAATCGGACGTTTACGTTGTACAACACCACCATCGTTGTTAGCGTCGGCGGATCCATTGGTCTCTCTCACGTGAATGACATCAATTTCGTTTTTCCAAGCCTGTGAAAATGACATGGGTTCACGAGACACGATGTGACACGGGAACATTCGAATCACGATACGTAAGCGTGTCTCATCCATGGGAGTAAGCATCCATCCTTCGAGATAGCCTAGCCAAATGGTAGCTGTCTTGTGATGGGAAAAGATCGCAAGTGCCTTGTCAGCCAGTTCATCCAGCTTCTCTAGTGACAAATCAAAGCAATCCGATGGTTTGGGGGCGTTATACAGATAGACTGTCAACATTATGTGACAGTACGAGGATATATGTAAGTGTTCTTCCAAGCAGGTCCTCCAGTCGCCGAGTTGATCGCACCTGGAGAAAGACCCTTACATGCACACGCTGATGCAAAGTTGACCTTGCCACACATCTGGCAGCAGTTGTTGATCGACTGACGGGCCTTGAAGACAATATCCTCCTTGCGATAGTTCGGGTCAGTTGTTGACAGAAGTGTTGACATCTTGATCGTGTCATTGAGTTCGCGGATCTGCTCGAGCGACTGACCTGAACCGTTAAAGTTGGCAATTGGTCCATAGCATGTTGCCTGGATCTGGGCAGCCTTGACATTCGCAGGCTTCAACATAACAGCGGTTGCGTTCGCCGATGCGTGCGACACGTAGGCAGACGCATCCTTCACGCGGTGACCTCCCGAGATCGTCTTAGTTGTGGCATTACCGGGGGCATTCAGTGTCGCTGTGCACGCAGTCGCAGGTAAAAATTGTTCGTAGACAGCAGACGCCTGCTGCCTCTGGATTTCGGTCATCTGACCACACGTCATTCTGGGACGAGTGTCGACATATTTTGGAAGACGTAACTGTTGCCTCGTGAGATACTCGCTACACGACATACTTGTTCTTAGAAGGAGATTCATTTACAACCCGGGGTGCGTGAGCAAATGACGACGACAACATTCACGCGTCAATCCCAGGTCATTCATCGCCCTGCCTTCCGCTGTCACCTTCGTGTCGGTCGTCAGATACATCAGCTCAGAGTTCGGACGTCCATCTTCACGGCGATACTCCTTGACCAGGCGAAGAAACTCCTTCCACTTTCCAGCGATCGGGAGATTGCAGGTAAAGCACTTGATTGGCAGCGGGAAATCCATTGCTCTCTTCTTATATGAGTTTCACGGTTCGTTTTTCGCAGAGTAGAACAATGAAAGTCAAGACACTCTACTGGATTGCAGCGGCGTTTGTAGTCCTTGCATTAGTTCTATTCCTCAACCCTCCGAAGCCCGACTTTGTCGCTTCGAACTCCGAAGATGTCAGCCGGTTTACTGACTCGGTCGATGTTGACATGGCGATGGGAAACCTTCACTCCGACCCGCCCACGATGATGGTTGGAAAGGAGAGTCTGAAGCCTACCCTGTTATTCCCGCCGTCACAAGATGACCTTGCGAAACTTTCTGGACCGGTCTAACAAATGAGTTCATTCAAAAAGTGGTTGTTGATTGTGATTGTCACACTCGCGTTACTTCACATGGGCTTCGGTAGCCTGTCCGATATCCTCCGGACAGGTCAGCTCACATCTCAGCACGGATGGACGGAAGCCCTGATTCTGATGCTGCTCGCGATTGTGGTTGCAATTGCGGTGAAGTAAGAGAAGCCCTCGGGGCTTCTCAACTACCAACTAAGTTCAAGCTCCTGGGCTGACCAGTATTCAGACGTGCCATTCGGGAAATGACGCTCAAACAGAAACGGAATCTTTCGCTGCTCAATCTCACGCTTCACGACCTGTTCGAGAAACCGCGGGTCACTTGTGCGTAGTCCTTCTAGACTCACAAGTGGTTTCGCACCCTCTGCTAGCTGCTGCTGACGGGCTGCCATCAACACAACATACTCATACTTGCCGAAATAGGGCGTGGTCACCCGCGGAACCTTCAAGGCATCAACGACCTCGGAACGAAAGACCGGCTTGACTTCAGGGTGGTCAGTTGACATGCCTCTCTCTTGTCTAGGAACATACTCTTTCGTTTTCAATAAATGCCGATCATTAAAGGTTCAGCATCGGAGTTCACGACTCTAGCCAGAGTCAACGCAACTCAGACAACTGATCCCGAAAAGAAGTCGCGTACCTTTGTAGCCCCGAATAAGATGGTGATTGCACCGATTGTACGCGAGTCTTCCGTGAGCATGATGCCACTGACCAAGGTTGTTAGATTTAACTTTACAGGTGGATCTCAGCGGTTCGATGTACCGACACAGGTTGATTATCTCATAGTTACCCTTCTTGGTGCAGGTGGCGGGTCGCATGCCGGCGGCAGCTACCTCAATGGTGGTGCTGGAGGGTATGTCTCGGGCTACCTTGGAGTAACACCTGGAGAGACACTCGACATTGTCGTCGGTGGTGGTGGCGGCCCTGGAGTGGGAGGAGGTTATGGAGGCGGTGGAACAGGGTGGGACACGAAGACATCAAACACACCCGGTGGTGGTGGCGGACGCACAGCGATTCGGAGGCAAGGTGCAGACATTGTCACTGCGGGCGGTGGTGGTGGTGCTGGCCGTGGTCCTAGCGGTGTCAATGGATACGGAGGTGCAGGTGGTGGCCCGGTTGGTGCTACTGCTGGAAATGCAACTGTATCAAACGGTAGAGGTGGTACACAAACCGCAGGAGGTGCTGCTGGATCAAGTTCTACAGAGACTGGAGTCGCAGGGTCACAGTATCAGGGTGGCAATGGTGCAATAGGTATCATCACGGGTCTTACTCTGAACAATTCTAGCGGGACCATGACGATCACCGGAACGATTCCAAATATTACATTCGGCAACAGATATGGATTTTATGTGACGATATCAGATTCTTCGAATTCTAGTCTCAACGGTAGCTGGCAGGTGTCTGGGACTGAATTTACACCGGGCTGGACTACGAACTCGGTCACCGTGATCACAAATATTAGCGATTCGATAACAAATATCACAGGTGCTACAATGCGTGGTAACAATGACGATACTGGCGGCGGTGGCGGCGGTTGGTTTGGTGGCGGTGGCGGTGGATTGGATGTAAACGGTAATTATGGCGGAGGTGGCGGAGGTGGCTCATCGTACACAGCCCTACTCGATCCTTCGCGGCAGATCATGGACATCCAAGGTGGTGGTGCTGCCGGTGGAACAGGAGTAGCTAACGATCCACAGCGTGGAGGTGGAAACGGATCCTGTATCATTCAGTACAGCGTGATTCCGGGGTACCATAACTGGAAGAGTCCGCCTTTCAACGGTCGCATCTACATTACGTGAAAAATGTTAGCAATAGACAATGCCTACACGTTCCGCGTCTGACTACACCACATTCCTGAAGCTTCAGGCCCAGGCAAAGGTTGTGCCGAAGCTTACTCGTACAACACCCTACAACGAGGGTGGTCAGACGGTAATCAATGCCCAGCTCCAGAATTCCGAGATGTCGTTTGTGACACGTGGTCAGGTTACCCCAAGCCGTGTTGCTCCTCGCCAGGTTGTACAGAACCGGTCGAACTCCAAGGCACTGTCACAGGTCGCAACTCTCAGCGGCGGTGGAGTTCTGGGCGGTGTTGTCAACAGGCCACAGCCTCGCACATCAGGTACAAGTGGTCTGATTGTTCCCCAGACGAACCTCATTCAGTTCCCTGGTTCTGCACGTTAAGACCTAAGACCTCGCATTCTGCTTCCACATCGCATCACATACTGCACACTGGTACATCCAGGTTACATTCACTGAATCTAACTTTACTCCAACAATGTCAGACTCCTTACCTTGTGTAGCACAGGTAGGATTCAGACACGTCATGTTCTTGAACCGGGGAAGCGTCGGGTCATACTTCAGGTAGGGATTGATCGAATACTGCACAGAGGTATCCTGCTGAAGGTCATGCTCGTAGACAATCGGATTCTCCTTCGTCACCTCCTCCTCGTAGGGGCAAGCCCTACACTTCAGGTAAGCCTTGTTATCATGCTCAACCATCTCGTAGAGGAAATTTGAACACTGAGTGCAGAACTTCATTTGCTTACCTTTTGCCGTGAAAAGATGATGTTCGTTTTCACTGCCTGAATCCAGTTTCTTGCGTTCAAAAGGAATGCCGCCGCCATAATTCGTCGGGAGAGTAATCAACGATGCAGTCCAGTAAGCTTCAACTGTTTCTGGACGCACACCGTGCCGAGACCAAAAGCGGTCTCGAAACTCATCAGCTCTTCGGGCATGGAATTTTGTATACAATTCCCGAGGAGAAGATGGACGATTTCTATCGTCTCTACTGCAATCATATCTCAAATAGTGGTCCTCTGACCATCACGGAGAAGATGACCAGAATCGGTCCTCTCCGTGTGGATCTTGACTTCCTGTATGACGGGCATGTCGAGGACCACAAGCACACGCAAGCAATGACAATCGCCTTCGTGAAGGCATACATGTCCGAGGCAGCACGCTATGTTCAGATCAAGGACATCACTGATGTCTTCGTGATGGAGAAGCCGGAGCCAACCTTCTACCCCGGTAAGAAGGAGTCGAAGTCGGGTATCCACCTGATCGTTCCAGAGGTTCGCGTGAACCGCAACATCGAGCTGGCAATTCGCAACACTCTTCTTCCGAAGATGGACGACTATTTCCCCGGGCTGGAGATGAAGAAGGACTGGCGTGAGACGTATGACAAGTCGCCGCTTAACCACACGAGCTGGTGGGCGTTGCTCGGATCGAAGAAGCCTGCAGGCGAGGGTGCGACTCCGCAGCCGTATCAGCTGAAGTATTCCATCGAGTGGGACCCGAACGACATTGCGGTTGCGATCGATGAGGAGGTGAACCGTGAGATCAAGCCGGAGAACATCCGCAAGTTCTCGATTCGTGCACCAAACAACTCCGAGACTCCGTTCACAGAACTCGGAAAGGCATATGCACTGAAGGAGGAAGAGGTTCGCATCTCTGGTGGTCCGGGTATCATGCCCCAGCGTGGCCGCCCTCCGCAGCGTGGTGAGCCGAATTCGCGGGCTTCCTCTCCGACTCGCGTTGTCTATCTTCAGCCTCTTTCCGAGTCGATGCTCAAGTATTACGAGGGACATGTGTTCAACCTGAGTGCCGAGCGGTTTAACAGCCACGATGAGAGGACGAATGTTGGACACTGCTTAAAGAACATCCATCCAGACCTCGACAACCTCTGGCTTGAGTTCTGCTCACAGCGAACGGATGGAAAGTATGATCCTCGTGAGGCCATGGCGAAGTGGCAGGGGTTCAACTTCCGCAATGACGGTGCGAAGCTTGGTGTAGGCAGCCTCCGTCACTGGTCTCGTACGGACAACCTCAACGGATACATCGAGATTGAGAAGCGTAATATCGACCGTCTCCTCGATGAGGCAACGGACACGCAGACTGAACACGATATGGCCCAGGTCGTTCATGCGAAGTTTCGCGACGAATTCAAGTGTGCTAGGTTCAGTGCTTCTGCCTGGTATTGGTTTGCCGGTCACACCTGGCGTGAGACGGATAAGGGTGTTTCGCTTCAATGCCGCCTGTCGAGCGATGTCTTCCGTGACTTCTTCCGGAAGGAGACTGAGATCACGAATATGATGAATGCAGATGGATTCCCACAGTGTCCAGATGGGAAGCACGATCCGGGTTCATGCGACTTCTGTAAGGCGGAAAAGAAGAAGCAAGCGTACGCACACATGCGGAAGCAGCTCCGCATGACCCGATTCAAGGAGAACGTGATGAAGGAGTGTCGCGAGCTGTTCCTCGATGAGGAGTTTGCGAACAAGGTGGATGAGAACAAGAACCTCATCGCATTCGCAAACGGTGTCTTTGACACGCTGACGTTCGAGTTCCGCGATGGAAAGCCGGAGGATTACATTTCATTCTGCACGAACCTCGAGTATCACCCCGATCGTCCACACGAGTCCTATCCGTGCTGGCAGGAGCTGAACAAGTTCATACACGATGTTCTGCCTGACACAGATGTTCGCGAGTATTTCCTCTCTTACCTCGCAACGTCACTCTCGGGGAACAACGAGGCACAGAAGTTCCACATTCTCACAGGAACAGGTTCGAACGGTAAGTCGATGTTGATGAACCTGATGTCGACTGCGATGGGTGATTATGCGTGCAAGGCACCGATCTCGCTTCTGACACAAGCCCGTAACAAGTCTGCGGCCGCTGCACCCGAGCTGGTCCGCATGAAGGGTCGTCGCTTCGTGACGATGCAGGAGCCGGATGAGCAAGTGCCTCTTAACACAGGTCTCATGAAGGAGCTGGCTTCTTCGGAGAAGATCACTGCCCGCGATCTGTATGCTGGTTCAAAGCAGATGCTGGACTTCGATCTTCAAGCCCGTTTCAATCTGGCGTGTAACGAGAAGCCGAAGATCAATACGCAGGACGGAGGCACATGGCGTAGGTTGGTTGTCATCAACTTTCTGAGCAAGTTCGTAGCTGATCCCCGTCTTCCGAATGAGAAGCCGATTGATGAGTCGATTGTCCAGAAGTCTCAGAGCAAGGAATGGGCAGAGGCGTTCCTCAGTTACCTGGTCTTCCTCTACACGAAGGGCAAGGGGTTCCGTAAGCTTGTGCCGCCGGAGAAGGTGATGGAGTATACGAGCGAGTACAAGGAGGACAGTGACGTGATCGCCAAGTTCATCCGTGAGAAGATCCACGCAGTACCTGAGCCGCCGGCGGGTGAGCCGGAGAATGCAGGAATTACATGGGGAACGATTTCAAGGGAGTTTGTTGAGTGGAAGCGGACGAATGAGCCGACAAGCAAGGTTGTGACTGCAGATTTGAGGAAGCAGCTTGAGAACATTTACAAGAAGATGCCTAGAGGCGGTTGGACTTCCTTCCAGTGCGGTGACGCTTAACGCGGTTGCGACGGGTCCTGCGACCCGCTGTCATCGGAGGAGGACCTCCCATCCACTGAGGACGAGATGCCCATACTGAAGATGTCTTCTCAGAGATCCAGTTGTACGTGTCTTCGAACATTGTATTCAATTCTTATTTTTTACTCATTGCCACCGCGACGGGCACCGATCTTGGAGAGAACATACGTGCGGAGCAGGCCGATCGTGAACACGACCAGGACGAACGACACGATGAGGTTCACCAGCTCAGCGATCACGTTGCCAACCTTGAGGTCCGCCGAGCCGACCTTGATGGACAGGGTCGAGACACCCTTGCCCGCCGCCGCAGCCGGGGCGAGGAGCGGCACGAGGATACCGTCATTCAGCGACTTGAAGAAAGCCGCCACGACACTTCCGAGATAAAACGACGCCGTCAGAATGATGATGTCCTTCGTATCGAGCATTTATTGATTCAGCTAGAATGTTTTTCGGAAGAACCCATAATGGACGTCTCCTACTGGGGGCCACCGGGTTGGCAATTATTTCACTTGATTGCCGCCTCGCCCGGTGCGGAGAAAACACTATCGCTTATGCACCGTGTGTTGCCGTGCAAGTTCTGCCGAGAAAGCACGACGAAGTTTGTAACTGAACATCCTCTGAAGGGTGACACCCAGCGGTGGCTCTACGAGATTCATCGCAAAGTCAACGAGAAGCTTAAGGTACAAGCAGAGACGGACCCAGCTGTCATTCTACCCGACCCCGACCCGACCTATGAGGACGTGCGTGAGAAGTATGTGAACTTGTTGCGGAGTAAACCATCTGGAATCCCTGGTCGCGACTTCTTGTTTTCAATTGCGTTCAACTACCCCGACAAGCCCGACGAGGACCAAACCTCCACTCAGAAGGAGTTTCTGAAGTCGATGAAGTCAACCTTTCCCTTCCCCGAACTGCGGAAGACGTACGTCAAGTATGCTGACTCTCATCCGCCAGCACTGGGTTCTAGGTCTGACTACATGCATTGGATGTATGGTCTGCTGAAACGTCTCGCGGCAAAAACGCATTCGCATCTACGCACGTATCGCGGATACGCACATCATGTGGCTTACTACAAGAGTGGGTGTTCTAAAGCAACGTATCATGGAAAAACCTGTCGCCGAGTCAACGGAGGATATACCAAGCAACGTGATCATAAACGTACCCGACGGATCGTGGCAGGAAGTTTACTTTCGTAAACAGGGAACCGAACAGACTCCTCTATGTATGAAAGTGTATATGGGTATGTTAGTTGTTCTTAGTCTGTTTGTAGTTCGTTCTATGTTTGCTTAAAAGAAGGACTTGCGGCTCTTGCGGTGGCGGCGAGTGTGCTTCACACTGGACGCAGCGTGGTGCTTGTACGTCTTCTTCGCCGCGAGGATCACCTTCTTCAGGCCGTCACCCTTCTTGTAGGTGCCGCGGTGCTTCATCTCCGCCATCGTCTTCTTCACGTGAGTAAGCCAAGGATTCGCCATTTTGTTTAACCGCGAGGAATAAATCCAGATCCACTTCCAGGGCAGAGATTCCACTGACAACCGTACGAGTGAACATCATCTAGAGTTTTAAACGTAGAAAAAGCCTGATCGGGTGCGACGATCACAATGTTCTTTTGCGTGAAGGTACGAAGCTCGGATTCATCGCGGGGGTGGGCAGCCTGCTGATATGTCAGTCGACGCAGGTGACTATCGTTCCACGACAAGTTCAGCATCGGCTCGAGGTCAGTGCCGCGAACCTCCGAACCCGACACCAACACAAGCTGGCTCGCTAGCGATTCGAGAGTCCGGTTCTCAACCGACCCCTTGACGAGATGCTTACGGACCGTTGTATTGAGGTGGTAGGCCACACGGTTCAGTGTGAAACTCTTGTCCGTATGGGGGACGAGACTAAGGATAAGCGGGTCTCGCGATGGAAACGCCTCGTTAAGAAGTGTAACGCAACACGACTCAAACGACCTCGCAGTCATACCATCATACTTGGGACTCAATGAAACCACTGGCTGATCTTGACCATCTGAATAGATGTGAAGCTCAATCAGGCGAATTCCCTTTGACAATGCCATAGTCAAGTCTTCGAACGTGCTTCCCTGCACGTAATAGTCCACCAGTGTATTTGACCGTTCCTCTGGCCGGGACTCTTCGGTTGTATAGAGGACGTATCCCGCTGTGACGAGTGCCCCCAGTACAAGTACTTCCATTGATTCTCCTTCTTATTTTTTAGAACGCCTCCACAGTAAATCACGCAACGCATTGACCTCGTCATCCTTCACGCGTGACTTCATTGAGATACCAAGTAAACATGCACGGTGAAAGAGTAAACAATACATCCCACACTCCGAATCCTTGAACTGATGCCGCGTCGTGTTGTAGGTTAGCTTCATCGGGGCACCTCCATGAGAATCCAGCTGATCCTTCCAGCGAAACATCAATCGCTGAATCTCCTTCTCCGGCTTCCGGGCATACGAATCAAAGTAAGTCATGCGAGGATACATCAGTTCATCACGCATATCCAAGAACGCCGCAATCCAGTGCTGACCCGGTCCATCGTGAACATCAGTATTGAACACGATGCCAACCCGGCGGTATCCCTTCTTTCGCAGTGTATCGAGTTTGAGACTGCATAATGTAGACACAATGCACTTCGACATCTCAGACTTCAAATCAAAGTCAATAGGCACACATCCGACAAAGTAGTAGTCATCAATCACTCGCTCATACTCGTTCTCAATCTTGTCAATGTCATCAGACGACAGCCACTCCGTTCGGTTCGCATCCCATGATTCGGGGGCCCGAGGACGCTTCATCATAGAACCGACAATACAGGTCGGGTTACCGTCGTTACACTTCGAATGAAGACGACGCTTAAGTTCTGCCCAGACAGCCTTGGCATCTGTCTTCTCGATTTGTGGTTCACGAGGGTGTTCTTTGTTATAGACGGTTCTCAACCGTTCAATCTCGTCCTCATCGAAGAGGAACATCCCTTGCTTAAAACGGATACTTTCCTTGTTGCGAAAAAGAAAGGCAAATGGAGGCCCTCACTCGTGTTCTGTCAAAGTATGTTCGCGTTACCAAGAATCTCAATGAACTCAATGCCCAGGCATCTGAGCTACGTGATAACCGACGAACCATCGAACTAGATCTCGCAGCCCTGTATGCACATACAGAGTTGCCAAATTCAATTCAGTTGAAGGAGTCGGAAATGATGTTCTCGGTCAAGCGACCGAATCAGTGGAAGAAGGGATGGACGTTATCAAAGAAGGATCTTGAACAGTATCTGACTGAGATTCTAGGCGAGAAGGGAAAGGAGGTTATGGGTGAGATTGTGCGTCGTCATGAGCCTAAATTGGTTGGATCTGATTTCGGCTTTGACCTGAAGACGACCGGATCCTCATCCTGAACCATCTCAGCAAGGCTCATGTTCGATGACGACTTCTTCAAACTGCCAAAGTTGGAGTGATTCCGACACAAATACAGAACAAACCCCGCGATCAATGCGACACTCAATCCAGCTGCTACCTCCATTATTTCTTAGGTACGGCTGTCTCGTAAGCCACCTCTTCTTTTTCAATGAGAAGAAGCAACCTCTTCAAGTCATCCAGGTCTTTCTGTGCAGTTTTGACATTTTGTAGTGGCATGAAGCCTCTTTGAATTCGAGTAACTGCACAGGAGAGAGACTGTTGGAGCTGAACAACTTGAAGGGCGAGAGTGTGATAACCTTTTCGCATCAATCGTATGTAATGGACGAAGAAAATCTTTAAACGCCATCGTCTTCACGAGAGTCAAAGTATTCCCGCATCTTTGCCTCGACAGCCTTGTCGGTCAATTCCCACACACCGTCCTTATTTGGTTCTAGGATGGATCGCACATCGCGAACTCCATCCAGAATACGATGCCGGTCGACATACTTGCGGTTCTTCGCAGTTCCGTGCCACAGGTGATACACGGTCCCCGTTGCACACGAGACCTTCGGTGCGATCATCTGCGAATACTCTTCGTAGCTCTTCTGGAATGCTGGACGGAGGTAGGTAGGGGAGAACTTAACACCTAACCACGCAGCTGCAGATAACGTATCGCCACTTCCCGTAATCCCATAGCTGTAGAAGCCAACGTCCTTGAACCACTTGCGTTGGAATGCCCACCCAAACCCAGGGTGATAGGTTGGATTGTAGACCTTTGCCCGGTCCATGTAGACAACGGACAGCCGCGATTGCGTAACGCGAGTGTATTCGACATCCAACCAGACACACGTTGAGAACGGCTGAACGATCTGATAGCTGTCAAGCAACAGCGAGATCTCCTCATACCACTTTGGATTCCCAAAGATAATGTCCGCATCGAGGAATAGGATCTTCTTGAACCAGCAGGGAATACGCTTCTCAAGCAGGGTACAGAGCCGCTCCTTGTGAAACAACACGCTTGATCCACGCACATGAAACGCATGCTCGATCTCAGGCTCACCGAAGACAAGTTCAATCGTGTAGAAGGGAATCTTCGCGAACTTGAGCTTCTCAATTGTGTAGAGATAGTTCATCACCATTCGCTTCGACTTTGACGGGTTGAAGAATACGAAGCCGACGGCTACGTCTTTTCGCTTCGGACTCTCATATCTACAATCTGCTACATTTACAATACAGGTCTCAACTGGCGGTGCTGTTTGCGGAGTTCGAACGACATTGTACGCAAACGACTGGGCCTGTCCCATTGTTGTCTCTCACGGAAACTTAACGCCCTCCATACGCCGCGTTTTCGATGGCCTCTTTTTGTTCTGCGATTCTGGCCGTGTGCTTACGGCGACTTTCCTCAGCCTGCTTCTGCAACCGCTTGAGCTGACGCTTGCGTGATAACTTATACATACGGGCGTTCTGCTTCTTCGTCTGGAACACAGACTTCACTGCCTTCTTGATGCCTAAGAACCCGGCCCGACGCGTCTTCATTGTTATGGGCTGACAAAAACGAATTTACCCGATGAATGAGAAGAGATCTCATGTACTCGCCCTACAATGCCTCCAATCGAACATTTACCGAAGATGATATCCACCGCATTCTACGCCGTCATGGACTCCCTCATTACCGCGTATCTAACAGGAAGGTATTTCAGACCGCGATGGTTCACACCACATATGTTCGACGTTCTGAATACACCACTCCCGACGGTGAACCCGCCGTCCTTGCCCCCTGTCCCCCAGGCACGATGCCACTCCAAGACGAAAGCTACGAATGTTTGGAATTTGAAGGTGATGCAGTCCTCGGTGCCTGTATCGCGACGTATCTACGCAAGAAGTTCCCCGAGAAGAAGCAGGGATTCTTGACGGACGCCCGTAAGGAGCTCGTCAATAATGACCGTATCGGGGGGCTGTCAAAGGAGTTAGGGTTGAATAAGTTCTATGTCATCTCTCGCCATAACGAGGATTCGGTTGCGATTGCTGGGCGTTCAAACACCAAGAAGCTGGGCGACATCTTCGAAGCCTTTCTGGGGGCTTTGTGGACAGACTGTGGTAACCGGTTTAACGTTGTCTACCCGTTCGTGACCACTGTAATGGAGACTTACCTTGATATCGATGAAATCGTCGCATCTACGACTAATTTCAAGGACCTGTTTCAGAAGTATTGTCAACGCGAGTTCAAGTGCACACCGGAGTATGAGATGCGATCCAATGACCCGAAGAAGAACGAGATTGTTGTAGCTGTGTTTGTAACTGGAAAGGTATATGGAGTCGGTGCAGGGACTACGCGGAAGAAGGCAGAGCAAATGGCATGTCAGGAAGCCCTTACACGAGTCGGGGCAGCTTCTTCTTGAAGGAACGACGTCCAGCCACCTTTACAGGTTCCTTCTTTGTAGCCGCTACGATATCCGCCATCTCAGGATGTCCCTTGAAGTCCGGCACTGGTTCAGCTGCCTCCTTCTTCAGCTGTTCGTCTGTCATCCTCCTTTTTAAGGCAGATTCCGCTTCTAGTGTTTTTGGTCCACCATACTCCGAGTCCCATTCATCCACGACAGCCCCTGCAACTTGAACTGGCATTGTAGGTTCAGGTTCCGTAGGGGCAGGTCCTTTCATTTTACCATTTCGGGCAGGGTTGACTGACTTCCAATATGCGTCAGCTTCTGCATTGTCGGCTTCCATTGTACTATTGTCTACCAACTTGTGGGTAACGAGAATTTCACGGACCCGTTCAGCTGAAGCCGTAGGAGGGGTAGAATGAATAGCCATAAGTAGATCCCTTGCGGCCCGCGATGCTTCGGTGAACTGCGTACCCATGTAGTCATGTAGAGGTTTGAGAACAGAGAGGATGTCGAAGATTCTGGCGATTTGATGATAGCGTGTTTCATACTTCGGTTCCATGTAGTAGGGTCCGTGTTCAGCACTCCAACGCACAATTGTCTCTATCTTCGTCACTTCATCATACTCAAGATCCTCCTTGACTTCATAGAGATTAACTCTGCCGTCTTCTGGTATCACACGTGGATTCCTATCCTTAATCAGGTTCTTCTCTGGATGGGCTGGGTCATAACTACTCGCATCGAGCCAGGACTTGAATCCTTTGGCTTCTATACCACCCTTCTCCTTTACGAAATACCTAGCAATATAGAAGAACTGTCCATACTTCATACTATACTCACTGTCATCAGCAATGTCGTGGATGCTATCGGCCCGAAAGATGCGTTCGTTATAGTTCTTGGGATAACTCACGCTGTAATCAGTGTGTTTCTGTAGAAAATCTCGTATCTTGGAACGCCCGAAGTCATGAATGACCACAGTTCCGTCATCCATGATCGCCGCATTTCCCATGTGGAGGTCGTAATGAACGAATCTCCCGTCGATATGAAGCAGTGTTTTCAAGATGTCCTTCATTGAGGAGACTTTCTGTTGGGGTTCTAATCTGGAAATATCTGCCTTTTGATGCCGCGTGAGTAAACCATGCCATGTTTCATCCTGACCATTCTTCGTAGCTAAACCAAGTTTGTCCTTCAAATTCCCTGCGGGTACGCTTTTGTATGTGCTTGGAATGTCTACAAGGTAAAGTCCATCTTCCACGTATACATTTGTATGCATCTTCACGTAGCTATCGAGATACGGACCCGTGCTTGGCTCAAGCCACTCCTTAATGGTTGTATGTATAGGCAGTTCCTCGCCCTCATCGGGCACTAAACGAACTACGGGACGATACTTTTTGAGCATATCAACTAACCACGTATCGTCAGATGGGTTTGCTAGGGCGGGATATTCAAGTAGTAAACTCTCAACATCATCCTGATCCGGAAACGACGAATCTTTGAACCGTGTATCGTAGAACACTGGTGTATCTGCCCCCATCGCAATCATCTCACCGCCCTTCATCGGCTGGGTCACAAGAAGGTGCTCGCGACACCTTACCTTACGTATGGTCCTCCGCCGCTTCTGTAAGATTGATTTGGTGCAGATGGCAATCGCCCTGCCCTCATTCTTGGAGCGAAAGGTCTTTTTGACCTTCTTTATACACCTACAAAACCGCTCGACCTGCGGTTCCCTCATTGTTCAATCGCAGAAGAATATATCCTCGCAAAAGATAAACACAATGGGTGGAGGTCTTCTTCAACTTGTCGCCTATGGTGCCCAAGATGCTTATATCACCGGAAACCCTCACATCACATTCTGGAAGGTGATGTACAAGCGTCACACGAACTTCGCCATGGAGGCCATGCGTGTGAACTTCACGGGTGCACCGACGTACGGTCAGCGGTCTGTCGTGGTCGTCAACCGGAATGCTGACCTCATGTTCCGTACCTACCTCGAGGTCACGCTGCCCGACACGCGTGCAACTGCTACGAGTGCACCGGCTGACGTGCTCTGGACTGCGGGCGGACGTCGTCGCCTCGGTTACCTCCTCATCCAGCAGGTCGAGATCGAGATCGGTGGCCAGGTGATGGATCGTCACTACGGTGAGTGGATGTACCTCTGGGAGTCTCTTACATCTGGCTACGACCAGTCGGTCCGTCTGGATCAGATGCTCGGCACGAACGTCGAGGGAGCGACGTCGACCCCGGCCGGCTGCAACGGTCGCCCCACGGTTCTCTACATCCCGCTGTCCTTCTGGTTCTGCCGCAACCCGGGTCTGGCCCTGCCTCTCATTGCCCTGCAGTACCACGAGGTCCGCCTGAACTTCACGTTCCGCCAGGCGACTGATCTTGTCCAGAGCACTGGCTGGGGTTCATACGGTGGTCTCGCAGGTGCGGCGGCTGCCCTGCCCCGTTTCAAGGATGCGGCGGTCTACGTGGATTACATCTACCTCGACACGGATGAGCGTCGCCGCTTCGCCCAGCAGACGCATGAGTACCTGATCGATCAGCTCCAGTATGGTCTCCAGCAGTCTGTGACCTCGCAGACGGTTCGCCTGGACCTGACGCTCAACCACCCGGTCAAGGAGCTGGTGTGGGTCTACCAGGATGCCCGCAAGCTCGACTGCTCCGGTTCCACGCTGACAGCCCTCGGCACCGTGAACACTCAGCCGTTCGCCTACGACGATATCGCTAACCGTTGCCGCCTCCAGCTCAACGGCCAGGACCGCTTCGATGAGCGATATGGTGATTACTTCTGGAAGGTTCAGCCCTACCAGCACCACTCGGGCGGTGCCTTCGAGGTACACGCCAATACGCAGCTGCCGCTGACGGCTACATCAGCTGGAACGGTGTACGCCTCCTTCACGGGTAACCTTTCGACTGCAGGTGTTATCACTCTGACTGCCAATACGATTGGTGGGTCAATCCTTGCGGGCAACATCATGAAGATCGTCTCCGCCGTTGCAACAGCGACGGGTCTCCAGGTTGCAGGATTCCCGATTGGAACGACGGTCAATGCCCTCGTGACTGGAACTGCCAATACGAACGCTGCAACCTATTCGACGAGCGTTACATCTGGCGTCACGCTTACAACGGGCGTGACATTCTTCGCACTGTATGACACGGTTACGACGATCACCGATCCGGTCACCGGTACGGCTCAGTCCGGTTTCCAGCAGACGAACCCTGAAGCGATCGGTCTGGTGAATGGCGTGCCGTCAGTTTACGGATACACCCAGTCGATCAACCCGATCAACGTCTACTCATTTGCCCTTGCCCCCGAGGAGCACCAGCCGTCTGGCAGCTGTAACTTCTCCCGCATCGACACGACGACGCTGGTCTTCGACTCGATTGTCGGTATCGACGGTAAGTCGCTTGCCGCTGGATCGTTCCCGTCCAAGAACTACCCGTACCTGTTCCGCATGTATGCCGTGAACTACAACATCTTCCGCGTGATGAGCGGCATGGGCGGTCTGGCGTACTCCAACTAAGTCCTTCGCACATAAGGAACCACCAATAGACCCAGAAGAAGAACCAGGACCACGGTATCGAATACTCCAACGATCTTCTTATACTTAATGGGCAGTTCATCGGTCCCAGGAGGCACACCTCCATATGGCTTCGCCCATCCGATCAGTCCACCTAACAGCGTAGGACCCAACTTGTCGTTACAGTCGTAAATGTAATCATACCACGCCATCAACACATAAGCAGTCATTGCGAGAACAAACGCAAGCACTGCTTCATGTTCCCATGCCTTCGGATGAGGCATCCAGAAGACAAAAAGAATGAACAACGCAAAGACGATGCATTTTTCATTCAGGTAGAGAGGGGTACCGAAGAGTCCACCGCCCATTTATTGTAAGTCAGTCTTTGTTATCCTGGTATTCGCTGTACATTCATCAATTCCCAACGTCTGCTGCATCATAATCGGGGCGGGATGTCCCGGTCCTGGACACTTCACGTGTTCGTGACCTAGGATATGCCCCATCTCATGCGAAACAACGTATTGACGATAACCAGCTAGATCCTGTCCACTCTTCTGTGACCCGTGGACCCACCTCATCGCGTTGAGATACATATGGCGACCCCCAACTTCTGCACAGGACAGGTTGTTCGGGAGTCCACAGATGTCCGCAATCGTAGCGGGAGACGATAAGCGAATAATGACATCCGGATGGCTCTTTACGAGTTCGAATGTGTACCCATGTGCCTCCCACCCATCTGGATCCGCTAAGTAAATTTGAAGTAACTCTGCGAACTCCTCTTGTGGATACCGTACATCCGGATCCACACGTGCGACGTACCGGATCTTCTTCATTGCTTCTAGGAAACGAAAAGTCTGACAGCAAACCAAATCAGTTCAATGCCTCTCATCAAGTGCTCTCATTGTAAAAAGAGGACGCACCTCACGTTCACGTGCCACTGTCCTGCTGTCTTCTGTTCTAAGTGTCGCATGCCCGAAGTCCATGAGTGTAAGATCTATGAACCTGCGAAGGTTGTTTTGATAAAGGTTGAAGCCGATAAGCTTACTCGATGTTAAGAAGCTCCATAAAGACACCCATGATCTTCCCTGTGTCCTTGGCATCGTACGTGCTGTTTAGGACAGACATCACGATCGCATTGTCGCGAATGATGATCTCCACATCAAGAATCTCATCGAATATACCCTTGAAGTTGACGATCCAGCGAGGTTCGTTCTCCGGGGTGTTCTCTGCCCGTGCGGAGGCAGCTCCGAGGACAAGGTTGTGAAGACGGTCGAGTGCATCTGATACCGCGTTGTCGATGTTGATAGTCATTTTAGCTGAACTCTTTTTGGCTGAGGGGAGGAGGATTCGTTTTCAAAAATGGATTTCTCAGAGTCAAGGTAGGAGCATAGTGTCCAAGATGTCTTCTCCTATGCGTATCTCCGCCGTCTCTGCTGCCATCGAATCTGTCGTCCCCTACGAAATGACCCACTCTGTCGCTGCCGCCCTTCGCGTTCCTGCCTTCGCCTACATCACCCGAGATGACCCTGTCTACATGACAGTAAGTCAGTTCTTCGCAGGAATTGCGGATGTAACAAAGAACAGTCCTGACCATGACCGTATCCTTGACCGCCTACCGGGCTACCTATGTTCGCATGGTGGGGGACGTTATGATGATCTTGTCGCCCTAAGGTCCGAGATCTCTAAAAACGAAAAGCTCGTATGCACGAAAATGGGTTGAGCCCCCTTCTACACTATACACAATGCCTATCTGCAACTTCATCCAAGCTAACAACCACCGCCCCTGCCCAGTACCCTGCCCCGGACGCGATCACTGCGGCGTCCACACACGCCCAGCCCTCGCACTCGGACCCGTTCGTCCAGGTGGGTGCGAACACTATAATACCGGACCTTACCGCTGGTGCCACCGCGATGCCATAGGTGGCGAGCGTCTCTGCCAAAACCACATAGACCTCCGTGAGAGACAGGCACTTGGTGGCGTCCTACACCAGGCTGTTGTGGCAGATAGGATTGCCCGAGAGGACTTCCAGCGAGAGATCCGGGGTATCGATGCTGCCGAACAACGGGCACGTGCTGTCCCACCCCCACCCCGCCCTGAACTCCAACGCCTAGCCGAAGACCGCCAGAATGTCCACACCGCTGCGGTCAATCGTCAGACCAAGGAAGGTGAGGAGCGTCTTCTCACAACTCCAACAGATGGCCGTCAGGTCGGTCTTCGCATCCTCCGGGTCTTCTCTGCCAGGGCGGGCACACTGCGAGATGTGATGTACGTCATGAACGATGTCAATGACTGGTATTCACGGACGACCATCCGTGAACCAGGAGACCGACTCTACGGTCGCCTCCTAGAAGGTCTCTGGGCACTCATCGACAAGCAGCCACATGCGGTCAGAAGCGAGCTGGTCACCCGCCTCTGGCAGGAGATGGCCGAGTCCGTGGGTATGTGCTCTGAAGGACACATCTCGCGTCTGATCAACGTCATGGTCGGCTTTGACGACAACTTCAATCCACCCGTCTCCCTAGGCGAGGTTCTTCAGACCAAGATCGCCGCCATCGCTGCGATGGACATCCCTGTGACAGGCAAGCTGTCGCAAGCTAGGGCCTTGATGACTGAGCTAGGTCTGCCCGCCTCTGAACAAGCCCCATGGCTTGAGGCACTTGAGTAAGCGTAACTCACCCCCAACCAATTTTTACATCCGAAAACGAATTATTTGCCATCACGAAAAGACCTGAAGTACCCCCGCCAGCCTACTATAATTCTACAAAATGCCTTCTATCATCAACCACTCTCGTCGCATCCGCATCGACAATGCGTCCTACTCCGTCAACATGCTCGTAAACGACTACGCCCCAGATAACACAGGGGTCATCATTCGCCCAGAGGGACAACGTCTCCTCGCAACAGGTTGGTCTCTCACAACCAAGAAGGGACGCGACAAGCAAGCGAAGCTCATAGATTCCGTCTTCTATGGCTACGCAATCCCTACCATCTTGCTCAATCGCCGCCGGGCACTTCGAATCTTCGAGGTCTACGACGGACGCCACCGTCTTGAGACGCTGTGGAATTTCTACAATGACAAGCTCAAGTGGAACAATCATCTCTTCTCAGAGCTGTGCGAGGACGACCAGCGTGTCTTCCTTGACCGGACCATCCCCGTGATCATCACGGATGGGGCCACCACTCCCCAGCTCGCTGAGCTGTTTATCCGCGTGAACGCCGGAGTCCCACTCAAGGACTACGACCTCCTCTGGGCTAACCGTGATTCGGCCTTCGTCCGGGCGGTCCGTAACCTCATCGAGAACCACCCGCGGCTGTCGGCTGCCCTTGGCGGTCTCTCTCTGTCCACGCGGTCCGACCTGGCGAACTGGTCAGCCTATGTCGCCGGCCTCTCGACTCAGAATGCGGGCAACATGACGACCTCCTATGTCCGCCTTACCGGCGACGAGGGACTCGGACTTGACCTCGCGGTCAACGACCAGACCGTCCGCTCTGGTCTTGACGCCTATTGCGACCTCCTCGAGGCTGCGAATGCCCAATTCCCTGCCCTCGCGAGCGATCAGCGGAAATACAAGAAGATCGGTCGCGTGGCCGCCTTCTTCTTCGCGGAGTGGATGGAGGCCGCAGATAAGGCATGGGTCCATGCCAAGTGGCTCGGTGTCATCGGCCGTCTCCGCGGCTCCAACAATGACGCGGCAGAGATGTCTTCTGCCCTACGCACGACTGGTGCCCAGAACCTCACGGCCGCAAAGGTCGAGCAGGTCCTCCGCCAAGTGAATGACTTCCTGGCGGGTGCACCCATTGTCATCGACGATGATGCTGACTCTGACTCTGACTCAGCCTAGACGCCACCAACAGAGCCGGGACACAACTCTCCAAGTCCCACAATTTTTACATATGACGAAACCCAGATTTTCCAGAAAACGAATTGTTTGCCATCACGAAATACCGATGACACCCCCGCCAGCCTAACAACAACTCAACTCTTCGCAAACTACAGAATGTCTCTCAACAACCTCCTCAAGCAGCAGATC